CTTTCTCTCTATGATTCAATTATAGCATCTATTCTATATCGTGCCGTTACGGAAAAATTACAATTGCGTTACGGACTGTAACACAAGCTTAGCACGGATGTTTGGGGGAACTTTGTCACTTTCGACCCGATTGCGCTGCGTTTCGCGTCCGCCAGCAGGTCGCCGATCTGCGCCAGGTCGCCGACCTGGGACAGCCTGCCAGGTACCCCCGGTCGCCAGCACGCGCCGGAAATTGCTTCTTGACTCTCACCGTGTTTTCTGATATAATACGAATCATGAGTACAGTACCACCTTCCCCGTTCGCTGTCGGCGTTCCGTTCGCCGAAAACCCGCGCCGTATTTCCAAGAAGCGACTCGACGCTCTGCGCTCCTCCCTGGCCGACTTGGGCGAACTGGGCGGAGTTGTTCACGATCTGAACTCTGACCAGATTATCAGCGGCAACCAACACATGCGGGCTATCGGCAAGCGCGGGGTGCGCGTGGAGTTCATTGACGAGGAGCACGCCCCCGATGCTCAAGGGACCGTCCGGGTCGGCTTCATTACCTGGCCTGGCGGGAGCATCCCCTACCGCCAGGTGCGATGGGACGCGGACACCTGCCAGCGGGCAAACATCGTTGCCAACACCGACGCCGGGTTTTGGGACTGGGACGCCCTGGCCGGGTGGGACGCTGCGCAGTTGCAGGAGTGGGGGCTGGACGCCGAGCAGTTGACCGCGTGGAATAACGACGCGGCGAACTTGGGCGCAATGCTGACCGCTGAGGAGCAGGATGATGATGGGAGCGAGACGGGCGCGGGTGACGATGCGCCTGTTGACCGCGCTGAGGAGTTGCAAGAGAAGTGGCGCGTGGAGGTCGGCGACCTGTGGCGCATCGGGGAGCACGTCATTATTTGTGGAGATTGCAGGGAGCAAGAGACCTGGGCGCGGTTGCTCGGTGTGGCCGGCGTGGGGAAGGCGTCCTTATGTGTAGCCGATCCCCCCTATGGGGTGGGGCGCGACAAGGGATTCGGCGGGGCGGATGGTTTTGGCGGAAGTGGGAAACAAATACCCCGACGCCAGTACAAGGATTCGTGGGACGGTAAGCGCCCTGAGAAACAGACATTTGATATCTTATTGGCAAGCGCAGAAACAGCCATCATATTCGGGGGCAACTTTTTCACCGACTTGATTCCTGTTGGCGGACACTGGATTGTGTGGGACAAAGAGAACACCATGCCAACGTTCGGGGATTGCGAGTTGGCCTGGACAAACGTGGCGGGGCGACATTCGGTTAAAAAGTACACCGTCGTTTACAATGGCTTGATTGGTAAAGAGGGGGAGCGGTACGCGCCAACTCAAAAACCGGTCGAGTTGCTTTCCCGCATCATCCTCGACTATTCAGATGATGGGGACGCCATAGCCGACCCATTCCTGGGAAGCGGCACAACCATCGTTGCAGCGCACAAGAACAATCGGCGCGGACTGGGCATAGAACTCTTGCCGAAATACTGCGCCGTCACGCTAGAGCGCATGGCGACGGCCTTCCCGGACTTGGAGATTGAGCGGGTAGGCGCTGAGGATTGAAATGGAAGACAGTAATACAGTCGAAAACAGTACAAAGATAAAGCGCAAGGGGCAATTCCAGAAAGGCGACCCGCGTATCAATCGCAACGGTCGGCCAAAGACCGCCGACGAGTTGCGCAGCCTGTCCGTTTCCATCCTACACGAGATTGCGGTAGACTGGCAGGGCAATCCCATCATCATCACGGTGGCGGATGGGTCTAAGCACAAGGCGACGAACATGGAAATGGTCTTGCGCCGCTGGCTGAAAGACCCCAAGCGGGATTACCTGTTGATCGAGCGGGCCTTTGGAAAACTAGACATTGGAGAAGGGCAACAGCCTCCAGTAACCGTCATCATCGGGATTGACCCGACTAAAATATGAGGTTTGAGAATGAGCACTGGTTTGAGCATTTCCGATATAATGACTGGTATTGAAACTATGCGTGGGAATCATAGTAGGGAGGCGCGTCAGATATGCAATTATGTTCTATATGATACATTTACTTGCGGTCATGGAGAGGGCTTTGGCATAATGTGCGATTTATGCGAGCTTAGAAACTTTGAAGGAGAAACCGATGGAGAGAACAACCGAGAGAGACGACCTGCATCCGCTTCTCGACGGGCTGAAGGCTGAAAAATCAGAGGACCGGCAGCGGGCGTTGTGGGCGCTGAAAGACACCAACGACCCGGAAGCCCTGCCCCACGTCTACGCCGTGTTGGAATCTGACACCGACCTGAACGTCCGCAGCGTGGCATTGCGTGCGCTGTGTGGGTTCACCTGCCCGGAGGTTTACGACTACCTGGTCCGGGCCGCCCAGGGGCGCAAGGACGTTCCCCGCTTCCAGTTGCCGGAGGCCCTTTCCCGGCATGGTGAAGAATCCGTCCGTCACCTGTGGCGCATGGCCCTCGACCAGGGGGAGGACGGCGGGGTGCGGATTGACGCACTGGAACGGGCCGCTGGTTTCAGTCAGGACGCCGACCCCGCTGTGGTGGTAGAATCCATCGCGGCGAACGTGCGGGCGGGGGATGGGGATACGATGGCGAAGGCGCTGGCGGGAAGGTAGGCGAAATTGTCATCTAAAATAATCTTTGTGGACGGTAGGGCACTAACACAACAGGAGATTGACTTTTTAACTCTCCTGTGGGAACTTATAGGCCCATTCGACTATGGTACGAATAGTTGCGGTATTTACGTCGAATGGCCCACAGGTTTCTACAAACCTAACGAAGGTGAATTCATCGTTAACCACGATTGTACGACCAGACACCTTGATAATGAAGGGGTGGAGGTAGTTGCTAAGCACTCAGCGCGGAGCATCAGGAAATACGCTGAGGAAATGGTAGAGCAGCATGGGTATGTACGGGCAGAGGTGGGGGTAGATCAATGACACGACAGAGGAGTAGGAAGGCTATGCCGTGTGAGGGTAAGCCATATCTTGTAGTGGTATTTGGCGATACGGGAAGCGCGGAAGGTGTAGTGGTGTCAAGGACTGCGAGACCATACCGCAAGCGCATTCGGATTTGTGGTGTAGGAGGTTTGCGCGATAGGCGCAACCGTCGGGACTGGCGGGCGCAAAATATGCCACTTTTGCGCAATGCGGGTCTTGTGCCGCAACGGGAATACTGGGAGGAAGCGGCACACTTTCCAACGCCACTCATTGAAGCGGGGTGGGTTAGATGATACCAAGTGGGGAGGGGTAGGCATGCACGAGACTCTTATCAGTCAAGGCCCGTTTGAAAGATGGCCGACTGGTCTTCCATCTAGCCGCGCTGATTGGCAGGTGGGTAATCCCTACTATGACCATTATCGGCGCACATTCATGCGGGTTATGCTCGGCCACGGGTGGAAGGAAAAGACAGCGGTTTTCCCGGGTGACGACGCCGCCGCGCTCACGACGCTTGGATTTATTACACGATCACAGGCGAATAAGATCATGAGAAATTTCAGCGAAACATCGTGGAGACTTCATACCAGTAGGACGGTAGCGGCGATTGAGAGGGGCATCATGGTGCGCATAGAGGAGGCCATGATCGAGGCGCGTTACCAATTGGCAAAGTGTCTGAGGGAGAGGAGATAAGCGAACGTGGCACGAGCGGGACTATCCTTGACGATGGAGTATAATCCCCGAAACGGGAAAATTTTTATCGTGCATGATGATGGGCGACGGGAACTGATAGGCATAGTATACATCTCAGTTGCCCTCCCATCTTTATTGTACCACTACGCCAGCAAGTTGGCGAAGCGACTGGGGATTTGGAGGTAGGCATGCATGACGCCTCGCAGCAGTAGCAAGCGAACGCAGGCCCCATCTGTCTACCGGGTGGTCCAGGCCGACGGGAATGGGGCGGGGGCGGCAATCTACACGCCATACGGAGCGTGCCGAGATGCGGTATACAACCACGACCACGAGATGATTCTTTCCGGCCCCCGCGACACCGGAAAAACCGTCTCCTTGCTGTGGAAACTGCACCTGTCCGCGCTCAAGTACCCCCGCGCCAGCATCGTCATGGCCCGCAAGCAACAGACGGACTTGTACTCGACTGTCTACACGTCGTTCGTCAACCGCGTCCTCATACCTTCCAGGGCGCTGCCGATCTTGCACTTTCGCGGCGGACAGGACAAACCAGAGTGGATAGACTACCCCAACGGCTCACGCATTTGGTTGACCGGCCTGGACAAGTCGAGCAAGGTTCTTTCCTCAGAGCACGACCTGGTGTACGTCAACCAGGCCGAGGAGGCCCTACTCGCAGATTGGGAGGCCCTATCCTCCACAACGACGGGAAGGGCCGGGGCAATCCCCAATCCCCAGTGCATCGGCGACTGCAATCCCTCCCACCCCATGCACTGGATCAAGCAGCGGGCGATGTCGGCGACGAACCCGGACGGACCGCTCACGCTGCTCAACAGCACGCACCGGGACAACCCGGAGATTTACGACCAGGTGACGGGGGAGCTAACCGCCGCCGGCGCTTCCCGTCTCGCCCCCCTGCAATCGTTGACGGGTGCGCGGCGGTCCAGGTGGTTGGACGGCTTGTGGGCCGCCGCCGAGGGAATCATTTACGAGTGTTTCGATCCGGTCAGGCACACGGTCAAGCACTTCACGCCGCCGAACACCTGGTGGCGGGTTTTCGGGATGGACCCGGCGGGTGCGAGGGTGGCCGCCTTGTGGCTGGCTTGCGATCCAAAGAACCTGACGTTGCACGTCTACCGCGAATACTGCGAACCGTTTGGCGTGACGACCCCGGAGCACGCACAGAAGATTTTGAAACTCAGCGAGGGGGAGGCCGTCGTCCGCTGGATTGGCGGAGCTCCGAGCGAGAACCAGTTGCGGACGGATTACGAGGGGGCGGGTGTCCCGTTGACGCAGCCGCCCGTTTCTGCGATATGGTCACAGATAGACAAAGTGATTCAATTGCTGCACGATGACGCGCTCGTCATTCACGACAACTGCGTTGGCTTACTGAGCGAGATCGGGAGCTACAGCCGCAAGTACAGGAACGGCCAACCGACGGAGGAGATCGATAACGATGCGGCGTACCACCTGCTATCCGCGCTACGGTATGCCTGCTCGTGGCTGTTGGGGAGCCAGGACGAGACGTTCGTACTGAGGCACGATCCATACAGGGTGAGGTAAAATGAAAATTGATCATGTAACATTCTTTGGAAAGGTTCTTAAACCCGGGCGCTGGTATTCATGCTTTGCGTATAGCGATGGAAGGGGGAGACAGGTTGTCCGGGTTGCGGAATTAAAAGAGACACTCCGCCGTGATGTGTGGTACTATGTGGACTTATATTGTCAAGGGTGGAGCATTGAGCTACACATAATGGACAATATCAAGAGGCGGCAGGTAAACAAGACCATCACGTCGAGATGGTGGGGGTCAGATATTCTTGACCGCCTGGGAATAAGGCCGCGTAAGTGGATGCTGTCGTTCAATGTTTACAGCCCCATGCCAACCATACGCGCAATCGTTGGAAAAGTGAGGAACCTATGGGCATTGTGAGCACAGTTCAAGAAGCAATCGGCGGACTGGCTGCCCGGACGTTGTTCCGGGGGCGCATCGCGCAGATGGACAGAATGACGGCCCTGCTGCAGGAGGCATACCGGGAAGGCCCGTACACCATGCCGCCAGAGCAACTCGTCCGGCGTCTGGCAGAGACGATGGGCGGGGACCGGCTGTTCGACCTGGTGTATCGCCTGTCCGACAAGCGCGTCTTGATTGGCGGCATGGGCTTTGGAAGTTTCGAGCAAACGGAGGACCAGCGCCGACGGGTGGTTGACGAAAGCCGTCTCATGTACGAGACGGACGGCCAGGCCGAGAACGCCGTCGCAATGTGGAGCGCCTACGGCCTGGGCCAGCAGGTACAGATCAAGACGAAAGACCCCGCCGCGCAGCCGGTGTGGGACGACTTTTTCACGGCCCGGCGCAACGCTGCCGTCCTGTCCGACGACGCTCTACCAGAACGGTCAGATCAAGCGTTGCGGGATGGAGAGTTCTTGTTCCTCCATTTCGTATCTACGATCAATGGAGACGTGACAACTCGGGTAGTCGAGACGACGGAGATCAAGCGGGTCATCTACGACAAGGAGGACCCGGCGGGTACACCGATCCTGTACGAGGTCTCGACTGGGGATGGCCTGGGCAGCGTGTTCTACGCAGATTGGCGGGCGACCAGGGAGCAGATAGAGGCAGCGGTGCGAGAGTTACCGAGCGGGTCATCCGTAAACGTCAGGGAGTGGCGAGGACGTACGGGTCGTGAGGCATACCTGGCCGAGGCCGCAGTAAACAGCGCGTCACCGAACGCCGTTATCAGGGAGGCCGCCCTGGGAATCATCGCAGCCGACAAAAAGACCCGGGTGCTGGCCCAGTTGGTAGCTCCACAAAAGATTCGCGGTCGTGGCTGGCCGATGTTCCGCAGGGCGTACCGCTGGATGCGCGCCATGAACGATACGGTAGCCGACCAGTTGACGCTCGCCCGCGCCGTGGCGACATACCTGGACCGGGTGACAGTGGACGGGGGTAGCCGGGAGGTAAGCGCCGTCCGCCAACGGTTGGAATCAACCATCGCCACAGCCGCTTCCGCTTTCGAGAGAAACCCCGCCCCATCTGTTGGCTCCTCTTACGTCCACAACAAGGCAGTCGAGGTTGACCGCATGCCGCTCGGAAGCGCCGCCAGTGACGCCCGCGACAACACCATGCTTGTGGCCGCCATGATCAGCATGGCCTCGAAGCTACCCATTTTCATGCAGGGAAGGCCGGACATGGTTCAGAACAGGTCAGTCGCCGAGGTCACTATGCGCCCCTGGGCAGAAACGATGGTGAGGTATCAAACATTCTGGACGGGCGTGTTCCGGGACATGGTGGAGATCGTCTTGCGAATGGCTGAGGAGTACCCGGACAATGGCGGGATGGTGCGCAAGTTCTCCACCTACGCCATCACCACGACGATGGAAAGCCCGACCGACGTTTCTGTAGAGGAAATCGAGGGGGCGATAACGGCAGTGGCGGACGCCGCAACGAGGGGCGTCATGAGCATGCCGACTGCGCAGGCTGTCGTCAAGGAGTTGACGCGCATCCTGGTGGCCGCCCTGGGGGTGCGCCTGCCGGACGAGGGGGTGCGGGGGGACGGGGGCGGGATGGGGGACCAGGGGGAGGGGGTGGGCGCTGAGGAGCTATCCCATGATCGAGAGGTAGCAGAGCGCATAGGCAGGTTCTACGCGGGCATCTTTTGTGATGAGGAAGCAAGTACGCCAGAGCAAAAAACAGCGGGTATATATGCCGGTGTTGTAAAGAGAATAGCTGATAGATTGATAGAAGATGTGATGATGGGGGCTGATCCAGTAGAGTCTATGTCTTGGGCAATCAGCGAGGGCGCTTCCTATGCAGCAGGTACGCCGCTCGACGGGGGTGAGAATGCCGGCGGGTAGGGGGGAGGGTAACTACAGGTCGGCGATCCGCGCCCTTGCACGTGGCATCTGGCAGCGGGTACTCCGCTTGATGGGGGTGAGAATGCCGGCGGGTAGTGGGGAGGGTAACTACAGGTCGGCGATCCGCGCCCTTGCACGTGGCATCTGGTTGGGGGTGTACGGCGACGACGCATCCGCATACCAAGAGGGCGTCTTCCAATTGCAGAATACCATCCAGCGCGGCCTCACCGCTGCCTGGGCTGAGGGTGCTGCCAGGTGCGGGATAGGTAGCAGGGAGTACACGACGGAGGAGAAACTTGCCCTGAGCGACGCCATCTTTACCCAGTACCAGTACGTCGGCGGGTACATTGACTTCCTGGTCAACGGTAGCAAGGCCAAAGGTGGTAAACTTGGCGACCTGTCCCGCCGCACGGAAATGTGGGGCGACGAATACCAGATCACGGTCGGGAAGGCAGAACGCATGGCCTGCGCCGACAAGAAAGGGCAGTGGCAACTCGGCGGGGCAAAGGAGCACTGCCGCTCTTGCATCGGCCTGGACGGGAAAGTGTACCGCTTCTCGACGTGGGCGCGGTACAAGTGCTGGCCCAAGTCCCACAGCCTGGATTGCAAGCGGGGCTGCAAGTGCGGGATAGTCGAGACAGACGAGCGCGTCACGCCGGGTCGGTTCCCGACGAGCCTGCTCAGATGAGGTGGAAAATGGATATGTTCACTTTGATAGAGATTACGATAATGAAAATCAGCGTTCCTATTGATCTATTGTCGAGACTGTGGTTGGAAGTGATATCTCCTACCGCATGCAATGTTTTTGAGTGGTTAAAGCGGCATACCAAACGCGACGTGTAAAATGGTATAAAATGACAAAACTTCCAAAACCTAGACCACCTACGCCATCACAGACCGTTGAGGTTGGCGTATCACTGTGGGCATTACTGGGACTCGCCCCATACGTGGCGGCGGCGGCGTATCTTCTCGCGCTTGCTATCAGAACGTGGCGCGGGGGAGGATGAACATGTTGAGGTAGGGGAGGGGCAAGGTGGAAAATTTAGACGAGTTTTCTGGACTCCTTGATAAAGCGGCGGGGGAACTATCGCAGGCGATTGAGTTGCTCTCCAAAGCTACTTTGGAATGGGCAAGGGAAAATCGAGACTACCAACCAGCCGCGAGGCTTTGGGCGGTAGTAATGGCGCGTCAGCGCACATTGCAACTTTGGAGGGAAAGATGCAACAGCAAAATCAGGATAGGAAGCAACCACACGCTCCGGCGGCGTTCTACGTCTCCGGGCGCTGGTGGGAAAAGGGCAGCGCAGTCGCCGCGCTCTCCGCGTGGATTGCGATGCTGGCGGTCGGCGTCTGTCTCGCTGTCGGGTCCGTCGAGAACGTGGTCGCCGCCGTCGCGTTCCTGGTAGTGGTCGGCGCTCTGTCCGTCGTGTTTGCAGTTATGGCGGGGAGGGGGTGACGATGCTATCTGACAAGGTAAATGTAAACGACCCCCTGGAGGGGCGCGGGACAGTTGTGGCGTGGCATGAATTGGTTGAATTGGTTGACCTGGACAGTGTTACGTCGCTAGAATGTGATGAAGAAAACTCAGTTTTCTACATCGGCCAGCCCGCCGACGGTGCCGGCGGTGCCCGTGACGTTGCGAAGCGCACAGGGAGAGGGCTGCTGCACATTGACTCGCTGCAAGGTGAGGAGTGGGTGCGCGTGTTTGATAGCAAACATCGTGTTGGTGGGGTAATGGGCGGGGTACTGGTTGTGTCGTCAGTTAAAGATTGCCCGCCAGCACGGTACACCTACGACAGCGGCGAGGTCATACGATTCGAGCTATCCCGCCGAGAGGATGGGAACGGCCCGCTCGTGTACCGCGTCAAGGAGATCGGCAGAGTTGTGAAGGACGCCCACTGCGAAGCGCGTAAGATACTGGACGCTGCAAACCTTCCCATCATAGAGAACATCGCAGACGCTACATCCGCATACGCTGATAGTTTGGGGAGTGGGGGACTTGACCGCCAAGACCAGTAACACCATCGCGTCGGAGGACATTTGGCCAAGCATCGTCGCCGAGCGGGAGCAGGAGCGCGAGTGGCTTCTGTCCCGCGTGGCGCAGATCGAGGCATACCTTGGGTACGGCATAGACGGGGGAAAGCCGACCACTGCCTGGATACGGGAGCAGCATCGCCAGTGGTCACTCGGAAGGCCGTCAATCTACGGAGGGTAGGGATATGACGACAGTTGCAGATTTCTTGGTTCGCGGGATGGGTTTGGAATTGCCGCCAGAACTGGAAAAACACGTCTGGCGGGAACTGGATACCACTTGCGCAATAACCGGGGAGCACATTACGGAGGGCATTCCCTGGGATAAGGTCATTCCCGCCTCGACGGGGGAATACCTGGACTTGCTTCACGGTATGACTTTCCCCTACATCAGCCTGCCCGCCGCCGCTGCGTTCAAGGGAAGCTGGAACATGGGCAGCCGCTTGATATTCGAGGATGGGACGCACTACCATCCCCTAATCAGCGCAGATAGCGCCGCCACAGATGGGGAGCGTCCTTGTTGGCGTGACCTGGTTCGCCAAGTGTGGCCGGAACGCCAGGGCCAGCGGTGCGTCTGCATCGTGACAGATGATTTCAAGAAGAAGGTTTGGCCGCGTGCCGCAATCGGGTCGCTTGGGGGAAACACGCCGGTTTACCTGCTAGACGCAAAGCGCCACGTCTCGCGCAACCTGTCCGTCAACTGGCCTATGTTCGTTTCCGTGCTTGATCTAGTTGAGGAGATTTATACGGCAGGATTCAACAAGTGGGCAATCACGGACGGCCTGCTGTCCGACTACAAGAACTTTTCCGCCAATCCTCGGACGGCGATGGATTTCGAGCAACGTCTCACGGCGTTGCGACCGACACCAGAGTTCGCGGTGTCAGTTCTCATAGCTCAAAAGAAGGGGGAATAAGTACGATGCAAAGTCAAAGTTTTGGATTGGTTCTTACAGCGTTGGAGGGTATCAGTCACCACGACCCGGCGACTGGTAAAAAGTCCAACGTGTTGACGTTCAATCGTCAAAAGCAGTTCGTCACCCGCAAAGCGACCGATACGCCTGTCTACACCCACCTGGTTGACGCGCTCTGCCAGCAGAACCTAATGCCCGAAAGTGTGGCCGACCTGCTCAGTCGCTTGAGCGTCCCGGAATGGCTGGCCGCCGCATACATTCGCCTGCTCGTGGACATTTACAACTCGAAAGACGGGGAGGGCCTTTTCAGCGGCATGGAACGATACCGGATGCTGGAAAACCGCGTCCAAACCGCTGCCGCTCGCTGCCACACCTTGCACGCTTTCTGGTCGATCGTGACGAATGACCTGAAACTAGGTATTCACCCATCCCAATTCGACGCGCAGATTGCCATGTTCTGGACGCTGCCGCCGAGCGCACAGTACCAAATGCTCGCTGTCATGGTATCCAACACCCGCGACATTACTACCCTGGCGAGATTGTGGCACACCACCAACAAAGAGCAATCATTCGAGTACATGGAAAAGTCTGGCAGGGGCGGGGAATGGGCAGAGCAAAATACGGTCGTGGCCCACTTCACTGGCGACCAGTTCCCTGTACCGCAAGACCAGATCGTGCTAAAAGTACCCACGATCAGCGTCAACAGCATCCGTCACCAGTTGGTACGTGAACCGTCCTGGCTTCACTTGTGCAATGCGCTCGGTATCGATCCGAAGGCGCGGGGCGAGGGGCCGCTGGCCGTGGGAATGGACGGCATTTTTTACAATGGCGGAAACATTGCTGAAGGGGCAAAGGAACCTGCTGGTGCGTTCAGATTGGCGGGCGAGATTCGCGTATCCTACCCGTCCCTGGACTTGCTTGGCGGAACAACGTCACTCTTTGACCTGGGGGAAAGCAGGCTCAAGGTGTCCGCTTGGATCGTGTGCGCAGAGAATGCCGATGCGCTGCCGGACTCGCTGCGCGAGACGGCGCAGGCTCAGACCAGCGTTTTCGACATGCTGGACACAGTGACCCGGACGCGGATGGCGACGCCGGACGGTCAGGGCCAGATGATTTACAATTACGAAACCCTGGTCAAGGGGTCGCAAGTGTATGTCGAGTTGACCATGACGCCCTACACCACCCCCCTGACGCGGGGGGCGCTAGGGGCTGCGCTGGCCTACTATGCCGACAATGGCGGGGTAGTCGGCGGGCAGTCGGCGCGGGGACAGGGGCACGTACAGATTCACATGCTAACTGATTTCCCACGATGCATGGGGATAGATGACTATGAGGCGTACCTGTCCGAGAACAAAGACCGCTTGCTTGCCGGAATCATGGACGGCACGCTTTGCAGCGGGTCGGTTGTGATCAAGTAGCATGCCGCATCGGGGTGGGCTTACTCGTGACGAAAAGTACCGCCGTTGCCTGGCGTTGTACGAAGCGGTTGCCAGCAATCCGGGGGTAATCCCTGCTGCGGCGGGTAGGTTGGCCGGATTCAGATGCAGGGGTAGCGCCCAGAAGTTGTTGCCAACGTTGGAGAAATACGGCATGCTTCTGTACGAAGACGATCATGATAGGCTCTACCAATTCGTGAGAGTAGGGGGAACATGTGCCGGATGGTAGACGTGGAGGAGGCTGAGAGAATCTATAACGCTGTGGAATTGAATCCCGGTGTTATACCCGCTGCTATCGCGCAACTGCTAGATTGTCCGCGCAGCACAGTCATGCGTCGCCTGCCCGCGTTGGAGGACTTTCAATTACTATTGTGGGAGGATGATGCGGGCAGGCTCTACACGTTCCATCTGTCCGGGGAAAGGGGGTGTCCTTATGTGTAGCCAGCAAAAGCCAGTTGGCCCGTCCTCTGGTGGGGGTGGGTCGAGGGATCAAGGCAAGTGACCGAAACTCGCGCTGTGACGATAGGCGACCTGGCATACAGCCGCCTTCCCGCGTTCAAGCGGAAGGTGGATCGCGCCATTGACTTGATAGCTCAGGTGGTAGCAGAGCATCTGGTCGGCGTATCGTTCAGCACGGGGAAGGATAGCACGGTTACGCTCGACCTGGTGCGGCGGATATTCCCGGACGTGCCCGCCGCATACTTCTCTAGCGGAAGCGAGACCGAGTACGACCAGAACGCCCAACTCTTGCGCGACCACTATCCAACCGTGACGGTACTAGAATCGGAACAGACGCTTGCCGATCTGTGCCGCAAATTCGGGTATTGGGGACACGCGGCAGAAGTGGTAGACGACACGGTTGACTTTTTCGCCTTCATGGTGGGGGAGCCAAGTTACCGTTTCGTGAGGATGTTCAATCTGGACACGGTTACGATGGGGTTGCGGGCGGGGGAGAGCGCCGGGCGCAGAATGTCCAGTCTCGTGAACGGACAGTTCTACCCGATAAAGTATCAATTCGTAGAAGGGGAGACGCATTACCACTTCACCCCTATTTCCAGGTGGGACGATTATGACATTTGGGCCTACATTGCATCACGCAACTTGCAGTACAATGCGGTGTACGATACTTACGCAAAACTTGGGATACCGCGAAAGCAGTGGCGAGTCTCGATGCTCTTGGGCGAGAGCGCATCAAACTTGGGTCGGTTCTCCTTCCTGAAGCAAATCGCTCCAGATAAGTTCGATGCGCTGGCGATTGACTTTCCAAAAATACGGAGGATGATATGAACCACTTGCCGGAACTTGACCAGTACACCGTGCCGTTCGCGCAGGCCGCTTACGAGCCGTTGCGCGTGACGTTCAATCTCGCGCCGAATAGCCACATGGTCAGTTACGACCAGATTCACTTTGACGGCCTGCTGGCCCGCGCTCTGGTGGAGAGAGCGACGGAGGGCCACTTGATTCCTGATTGCGAGAAGGGGTACTGGATACCGTTGCCGCTAAAGATGCTGTGGCGCAGTGAGGCGGGTTTCCCATTGTGGGCCGCCTCAATTCTATACCCGGTTGGCCCGAACGTCGAGGATACCTATATCCGCCACAAGCGCAACTCGGACGGAAGCATGCACAACAAGGCGAACTTGACGACTCGGAACGGTCCCTGGATGGAACGGCGCATGCCGACCCCGACGCGGGTGTGCAACACCTATGAGGCCCGCTGCATCGGTAACAAGGAACTGGTGCAATCGTTTCTCGCCAACTTCACGCACATTGGCAAGCTGCGCCTGGCCCGCGTGCGTGGCGTTACAGTGGATAGCACCGCGTACACCGATGAGGAGATTTGGCAGAGCGAATCCAAGTTGCTTCGCCCCATGCCGGCCGCCACAGAACTGCTATGGCCGAGCGCGCCCTCGCTGTGTGGGTGGACGCCTCCGTACTGGAAGCCGTCTCTATTCATGCTCGGTTGGAGGGTGGGTACATTCGTCTCGCCATTCAATAGAGGTGACACATACGACCTAGATTTTGCCTCTTGACTTTTTGATTGACTTCTGCTATAATCATACAAACGAATAGCGCGGGAAAAGGGAAACCTAGCCGCCAGTATCGCTCAGGAGCAATCCGGGGCGATGCTGGCGGCTTTTTATTTGCGCAGGTGCGCAGAGGAGAGCGATATGCTGCCACAATTTACGAGTTTGCGAGAACTGGCGCAGGCCGCCGTCGAGACCGGCCTTGCGCTGTCGTCTGAGAGCGCCACCCCAGAGATCACCCCCCAGCGCGCCCGCAGCTTTTTCCTGGCAATGGAAGCCGCGCTGCCGACGTTGGCCGACGCCCCCGTCGCCGAGGCCCAAAAGTACAAGACCATTGGCGGGGTACGGTATCCGGCGTCCGACTTCCTGGTCGTGGAGGAGCCGCAGGCGGCCTCGACCTGGCACTTGCAGGTAAAGAAGAACGGGAAGCCCGACCACCAACTGATGGGAGCGGCGCACGCCGCCCTACTCAGCCCGCAGGGGTTCCGGGGGAAAAAGTACGCCGGCCCAAACAAGCGTCAGGCGATTGCGGCGCTCAAGCGGCTGTACGCTGAGGAGGAGATGGATTGGCCGGTTGCTGAGAGCGCTGGGTTGGCAGAGTTCGACGGGTCCCTGCAGGACTATTGCCGCCGAGTGGAGCGGGCGTTCAATGAAGAGTTCCCGACCCAGTACGACCAGACCGGCAGGTCTGTTTCTTACCTGTGCCCCATGAGCATTTTCAACGAGGACCCGGACATGGGTTCTTCCCTTGTCGTGGTCGAATACCCCGGCGACGTGATGTACCGGGTGGGCTACGAGGAGACGCCAGACAGCGGTTTCGAGTTCTCTGACCGCAGCGAGTGGGAGCGCGTTGTGCGAACCTACAAAGTCCTCGGAGTTGGGCAGACGGAGGGAGCGGAAGAACCTGCCCAACCCACCACATCAGAGAGCGAAACGACAGAGGCCGCGTTCTCTGAGGACGCCCAACTGTCCGGTCTCGTTGACGCTGTGGTTGACGTTACCGCCATTGCAGACCTGGCAGAGGCCGCCATCGAAATGACCGGGCCGCGATCACCCGTTTCCGTCGAAATGACCATCGTGCGGGCTGGCCCAGGAAACAAGCGCGACCGGAGGTACTATACCCCCGCAGGGCTATCCGCATCCGCTGGCGCGTTCACCGGCGCTCCTATGTTCCTTACCGACCACGACCCGAACGCGCTCGGAGAAGGAACGAAGGTCGGCGTCATCACGCGGGACTGGTGGGACGAGGCTACAAAAGAGCTTCGTGGTTTAGCCACCATCTACGACCCCAACTTGGCAGAAAAGACGCGCTGCCGGGCTGCCGCCAATCAACTCAACACGATGGAGGTTTCCATCTACGGCAACGGCAACGTGCGCAAGGGGCAGGTGGGCGGAGAGAGCTACGACCTGGTGGAGAAAATCTTGCCAGGCGCTCGCGTTGACTTCGTATCCGCCGCCGGCGCGGGGGGGAAGGTTCTATCCCTGGCCGAATCAGCGAGTGGGGATGGGGAGGTAGAAACAGAGGAGCAAGTTGCAGAGGTAACGCCGCCCGTAGCGATGGGGCAAGAGGCCGTCCTGGAAATACTGGCTGAAACGGCCCTGCCGCCCAAGTCTGTTACCCGGCTGGTATCCGGGCAGTACACAGACGAGGCCGACCTGCGGGAGGCTATCAGGGGAGAGACGGAAAGGGCGGTGCGTGAAACCGGCAGTGGAAACCCGAGCGGAGGTTTCACCGCGCAGAACCAAACGACGGTATCTCTCCAAGAGGCAAACGACCGCTCAGGTCGTGTGCTGGCGGAGCACGGTTTCAAACAACCAAACGGTGGTCTCTCTCCAAGAGGCAAACGACCGCAGCGGTCGTGTGCTGGCGGGGCACGGTTTCAAACCTGCCCGCTAGTAGAAAAAAAACTTTAGGGAGGAAAGACATGCTTGACACCTATCATCTCGATTACCAGGTCTCCAGCGAGGGGGACCCGATCCACCTGACGATCCCGATTGATCGTCTCGAAAACTCAACGTCCGTCATCCCATCAAACGCAGCGAAGGTCTTGGACGACGTTCTGGGGGGTGAGGAACTCACCGGGACGATCCTGGCGCTGCTAACCATCGGCGACGTTCCGTGCATCATCCTGGACGCCGATCCCGGCCAACTGCATCGCCACAACGTCCGCAACGTCCTGACCTACGCTCAGAGTTCGGAGGACACATGGGGAGAGATCAACGTCGGCGATACCGTCTACTACGACGACAGCGCGACAATGCCCGACGACTGCCACCTGAGCCTGTCCGCCGACAACAGCGCCGGCGACCCGAACCCCCGGTTCGGTCACGTTGGCCGGTCAAACGACGCGGGGGACACCTTCCCGAAGGGCAACACCAGGGAAGGCGTCACCGTCCGCTGCGTCATCATCCAGCGTGGGGCCGGCGGGACGTAGACCACCCCACACAGAGAAAGGAGACAGAGAGAAATGCAACACATTTTACAGTTCATTCAACAGTACGCGGACAAGCAGTTTCGCGGACTGTCAGAATCCGACCGGAAAGAAGTGAACTCCCCCGCCCGCTCGGACGCCGAGTTGGACACACACCTGGGCCTGCTGCTCGAGATCGAGCGCGATGGGACGCGGATGGGGCCGGCGCGGTTGGCGGAAACCATGACCACCGCCCACTTTTTCGACTACTTCCAGGCCCCCATCTCGCGGATGTTCCTGGAGCAGTATCAAATCCTGGGCGGGACGTGGCGGGCGTACACCACCCCCGACACCGCGCCCGACTTTCGCCAGGTGCAGCGGTTCCGCATGAGCCGCCCCGGTGGGCTTCTCCCGCGTGGCGAGAAGCAGGGCGCTGAGGCGGGTGAGGTCCACGAGGACATGATCGAGTACGGCGTCGGGGAGTTTTCCCGGCAATTCGACTTTTCATGGCAGGTGTTCCAGAACGACGACCTGGGGCAGTTCATGCGATTCCCGGTCGAATTGGCGCAGGCCGCGCTGTGGTGGAAAGACGAGTGGGTGTCGGCGCTTTACGACAACCCCATCACCCAAGCGACCCTGGTCGGTCTCGCCCCGGTGTTTTCTGGCACTGGCCGCTTGACGCTGGCAAACTTGACCATCGCTGTCGGGGCCATGCAGAGCCGTGTAGACCCGCAGGGCCGCCCGCTGTCGTTCCGCAGTTTGCACCTGGTCATTCCGCCGATCCTGCAAATCCAGGCCAGTGAAATCCTCTCAAACCTGATTCAGTACGGCGGTCAGAACGGTAACACGATGGCGACCTTCCTCCCCCAGTCCAACGTCCACATCGACCCCTACATCACCTACACCAACCCGAACGTCCCCTGGTACCTGTTCGCCGGGCCGGAGAGCTGCAACACCGTCACGGTCGTCGGCATGCAGGGGTGGACAGGGCCGGTCGTCTACATGGACCAGCCGACCATCCGCATCATGAGCGGAACGGCCCCGGACGCTTTCACGATGGGCGACTCGCGCACCGGCGACATCGTGTTCCACGTAGAGGACATTGTTGGCGCGTGGGACGACCCCGCCCTGGTGGGGGTGACGAATCCCCTGGGCATCTATTACAGCAGCGGCACGACTGCGTAGAGGAGGATACCGTGAAGACTATTACACACCAATCGAATGTTGAGCGAATGACCGGCGCGACGCTGGCGGCGTTCGGGGGCGGGGTGGGCAGCGAGCCGCACCAGGCCCTCCTGAGCCTGGGCTACGGGGGCATGACCAAAGAGATCGCCGAGCAGATCATCGCCGAGCGCAAGCAAGACCCCCACCTGTGGCCCCTCGCTGAGGAGCAAAAGGCGCGGGCGTTTCTCGCCGCCTTGAGCACCAAGCCGACCGTCGTGTCCAAGCGCCAGACGCCTGCCCGCCAGCGCACGATTATGCGGGCATAGGAGGAAAGCATGTTTCCGCAGATTCAGCAAGGATTGCAAGCGGGCCGCCCCATCGTCCTGGGGGTTCCGGGGACGGGGGCGTCACCGCAGATGATTTGGGGGCGGGGGCGGATCTTTTACGTGGACCCGTCCAACCCCGCAGCGACCGACCAGAGCGACGGGCTGGACTTTATCTGTCCGTTCCGCACGCTGCAAGCGGCGGTGGACAATCCAAACCTGCAAAACTATGACGTGATCAAGGTCCTGTCCCCCATCGTGGAGAGCGTGGTCACTCCCGACTATCCCGACACCGGGTCCTACGTGACCATCCAGGGGTGCGGGAACGGCCCGTACTCCCCTGCCTGGGAAAGCGCGGCGGCGGACGAGCCGTGCCTGAGCCTGAACGCCGTCGGCTGGCGCGTGGAGGGTTTCCGCTTCTACGGCCCATCCGCCTCCGCCTGCATCGAGATTCACCACACGGACGGCTCCGGAAACGACATCGCCATCCGCACGGTGATCCAGAACAACCTGTTCGACGGCTTGACCGTCGGGCTGTACGGCATCCTGTCGCACGGCGCTTACGACGTGTGGATCGTCAACAACGTCTTCCAACTGTTCCACAATGCCGCGCCCGGCGGGGCCATCCCGCTGTTTGCCGACGACACCCCCCTCGCTATCCCCTCCCGCAATCACGTCGTCGGCAACGTCTTTTGGGATTCGGACAACGGGGCCATCTTCCCCTGCAACGGGTCGGTGATCTCCGGCAACGTGTTCCAGCCGACCGGTTACGCCTACAGCATGACGCAAGTGCTCAACACGACGGTCGGCGGAAACCCGGGGGACGACAATCTCGTCGTCGGGAACTATCTACCAGGCGACTATTCCATCGTCGGCGGGTACGCTGGTGGTGCTGCCGACGTGTGGTCTGGGAACTATGCCACGGACGTTGCCGAGGCCGAGGTCGGCGACAATGGCCTGACCATCTTGCCGCCGGCATAAGGGAGGTAAGAAGTGGAAGAGAAGATCGAGCAATTGAAAACCGCCAAAACGCTCGTTGAGCTGCGCCAGATTGTCAACGAGCAAGACGAAGAGACGCGGCAAGACAAGGCGTTCTCCGCCGCCGTGTTCGCGGCTGTCGAGAGGATCGTTGGAAAGTGACCTGATAGCGGGGTGGGGACTTCCAACCCACCCCGCCGATGGACTTTAACATGACCACCAGGTATGCCGAAGCGTGGGAGTGGGCACAGTTCTTCTGTGCGGCTTCCGTCCTGACCGGAAAGCACGCTGGCGGGAACGGAGATACCGTCTTGCTTGACAACGGAGCGCAGTTCCAGAAGATGGGGTTCGTTCCAAACGTCGGTCAGGTCGTCTACAACCTGACCGACAACAGCCAGGGAACGATAACCGCCGTGACCTACAACACGCTGACGGCCTCGCTCATCGGCGGGACGGACAACCTGTGGGACACCGGTGACGACTACCGGGCCGTTGCGCTGACGGCGCAGCAGCGGTCCACCATCGAAGGATACCTAAACTTTACGTCAACGAAGGTATCCGCCGCCCTCGCCGCCTCGAATCAGTTGAACTGCCCAAAGAGCGCCGACGCTCTGGCGTTCCTGGGTCAGATCGCCGTATTCCTGGCGGGAGCGTTCTACAACTGCACCTGCATCGGTGTGGACCTGTCAGACGAAGTGCGGGCGTCATACAACGAGTTTGCCAGCGGCGAACTTGAAAAGCTGCGCAAGTTGGAGTTGACCGTCTGTCAGGGAGCAACCGGGCGCGACTACCCGGTCCTGGACGTTGCTGAGGTCAACTACAACGAGTTCTCCGAGGGGAGGATACGGGAAAATGCGTGGCGGAGGTCCAGGACGCCGTGATGGATTTCGACGCGGTTCAATCGGCGCACGAGTTGTGCAGGCCGCGCTGGTTGTCCCCCTGGGGCTGAGGCGGCGGCGGTAGTGGTGGGGGAGGTCTCCCCCTCTCGCTGGCCTGGACGCGCAAGTCCGGGGACAAGTTCCCGGGCGAGGTCGGGTTCAAGCTGCTTGTCGCCCTGGCTGACTACCAGGGGGTGGGGTCGGCCTCGTGCTGCCATTACGAAGTGCGGGCAGGCCGTCGCCAACTTTTCGACGTGCGCGACGTTCCCGGACTGCCGAGAGAATCGTTCAGGGAGGAAAATGCCGAACGTTCTGTTCAGGCCGATACGGAAGGCCACCAGTGGGCATCCCAAGTGGACGCTGATAGCCGACGAGGTAAAGAAGACGATTGACGATGTGGTCAAGCCGCGTGTGCTAAAGTACCATCAAAACATCGTCGCGCCGTGGGACCACCCACCAGAATTTAAGGCGGCAAAGTTCGTAACCAAAGAGGGGATAACCGTCCGGGTGTGGGCAGTAGGTCCCAACAAAAAATACTGGATTTGGGTAACTGAGGGAACGAAGCCACCTAAAAAGGACATCGTTCCAAAGAAGCCGGGCGGGGTGCTGGCATTCCCCGCCAATTACAAGCCACACACCACTGTACGGGGACCTGGTTACAAGGGTCCAGGAACGTCCAGCGGGCCTATGGTTTTCGTGAAGCGAATCAAGAAAGAAAACATCAAAGGCATAAAGGCCCGCCCTTTCATACCCGCCATAGCCAGGTGGTCTAAAACCTGGTTCGCCCGCGAAATGAAAAACGCGATTGCTCGCGGAAAGAGGAAAGCGAAGTGACAGACGAAAAAGACGAAAACGAAAAAGACGCCGCCGGCCCTACGCCGGCCCGCGCAAAGCGTGCGCCTGTCTCCATTCCTGTGAAGGTGATACGGGCACAGGGGCAAAGCGCCCTCGTGGAGTGGCGCACGGCGGACGACGCACACCGCGCCTACGTTCCCCGCGATGCTGTGGTCGGCGACTCGTGCCCCGCCGACATCCTGGAAGCCGGTGCGCCGGTAGGGGTGAACTGGGAATCTGCGCTCGCCGGGCGCGTTCAGGACAGCATGGTCGTCCCCTTGGCAAAGGCGCTGCGCACGCGGGGTATCTGGGAATCGGGCGACGTTAGCCGCAATTGTTCCCGCGTGATGGTTGCAATCAACGAGGCCGCCAACGTCCCGAACGCCGGGACGATTCACCAGGCTGCCCGTGAATACGAATCGAGAAAGTAGAAAGGAGCAGAGAAATGCCAAACTTTTTGACAGACAAGAACGGGGCCGTGTTCGTACAATCTGCCCCAGGAGATCCGACCTACCCCCTCCTGTGCGCCAACGTCGGTGAGATCGGGGAGACGCCAGGGGATGTATCCGGGCCAATGTGCCTGGACGAGAATGACCGTTACGTGTCCGGGCACCGAACGCAGGGAGCTCCCTCCGCCGCTACCGTCACCATCGAGCCGCGATTGCAGCAGAACCAGACGTGGCTGGAGCGGTTTTTGGCGAACCGCTGCCCGTTCATCTTTTACGCGCACGACGTGTGCGGAAGCCCTGCGGACATCTTCTCCGCCTACGTCCGTGGGCAGGTGTTGAAATACCCGTTCATCACCGCCGCCAAGACGACCAATTTCATGAAACGTGCCGTCGCTGAGGGTGACGGGGCTACCGACTCCATGCAGTCGTTCGACCTGAAGGCCGAGCCGAATGCCCCCCGCTACTGGCCGCTGATCATCACTACGCACGGATTGACGGAGGCCAAGCCGCTGCGCGACATCGCCTCGTGCGGCGTCTCCCAGTGCGCCAGCGCGTGCGGGCCGCAAGTGCTGGCCTGCAACGACCTGGTGGCTGTGACGGACGGGGACGTTGCGATCAAGGCGAACGTCTGGTTCAGCCACGATGCTGGTAAGACTTGGACCGTCGGTGCCGCCCTGCCGTTCGCAGTCACCGAGGCAGCCAGCGCCGTCGAGTGTTTCTTGACGGGAAACCGCCAGTCCCGCGTTCTCGTTGCGCGAGGGACGACCGATGCCGGGAACCCCGCCGAGGTCGGGTACACAGACGACGGGGCGGTGACGTGGCACCTGGTTGACCTTCCTACCCCAGACGGCGAGTTCGTCAGTTGGGGCAACGCGCTGTTTGCCCCCAAGCACAACCGCATGTGGCTCGGAACGAACGCCGGCGGCATCTACAAGTCCGTGGACGCGGCGGCGACCTGGGTTCAGCAAACCGTCGTCGCTTCCCCCGCCGGAGAGCCGATCCGCTGCATTGACTTTGTGGACGAGAATCACGGTTGGGCCGGGGGAGGCCTGCAACTGCTGGTCTACACCGTGGACGGCGGGGATCACTGGAACAACTCCCCGACGGCCCCCGGGACGGCAGATTCGATCTACAACGGCGCGAGCGTCCACACCCAGTTCAAGGTGTGGCTGTGTGGACAGGACACCAACACGTCTATCGCCCAACTGTTCAGGACGACAGACGGCGGGCGCAACTGGGTTGACTACCTGCCCCGACTGTACGCCGCGCTCAACTTTCCCGGCGGGACAATCGAAAACCTGGGCGACATCAAGTTCACCGACGAGTTTTGCGGCTACATCTGTGGCGCTGTGAACACCGGGACGGCCCGCCTGGTCGTCACCTTCCGCACGGTAAACGGCGGGTGGGACTGGGAGACGTACTTTGACCCCAACAACGCCGTGACCGTCTTCAACTACACCGGCGGCGTGGCTGTCCTTCCGTGCGACAATTACAACCACTTTTTCACCGCCGGCGAGGTTTCCGACGCAACGTCCCTCGTATTCATTGAGGAAGGGCTTCCCGTCGGCGGCGTGTCGTAAGAGACCAATCGGGGGAGGGCCGATTACTTTTCAAGACCGCCAACCCGGTCCCTGCTGAACCCTCCATCAGCTTGGATCGGGTTGGCTTTATCCTAGGGAGGGATAGGAATGACAAAGAAACGATCGACGAGACGAAAGGACGGTTCACAGCACGCCCTGGGGAACGACCTGAGTAAAAGAATAGCCGAACTTTCCGGGCCAATCTACTATACAACGACGACGGGCGTAGAGGTCGAATGTCTACCGATCCAGGGTAAACTAGAGGCTGTATCCTCAGCCATCAGATCGAGAATGGAAATGGATGGGGGGTTTCCACCCATACCAAATAGAATCATACACGGCGCTGGCGGGGTGTCCATCAAGCAGGACATAGACCAGGAGTGGGTGGGTCGGAAAGATACACCAGCAGAAGACAAAAAGGCGTGGAAAGAGTACGTCCGCGAAAAAGAAGAGGCTGAGAAGAGATTTAGCATAAAGTCAAACGATGCGACTGTCGAGATCGTCGTCACCGAAGGTATACGAGTGGTTGACGATTCTCTGCTTGAAAAGTGGGCCGCTGAGATCGAGAGATTTGGCGGATTGGTTCCGGGGGATGATAAAGAGCGCAAGATTTTATTCGCCACCGGGTACATATTTGGAAGCGGCGCTAATGGGTTATTGGACACCGTTTCCATACTGGCAAGGATTCGCCGCGCAAGCGGACAAGACCCGGAGGTGTTGTCCATCGTGGAGGACTCATTTCGCGCCAGTATGGGGCGCGCCAGACGGACTGACAGTTCGGGAGGTCCGGGGACTGCTGGCGAAGAGGAGACGCAAGGAGCTTGACTGGTGGGGTAGCGAATCGCTGGCGATAGCCAGGATGCGCGAAGAGAGACGCATGACCGTAGCCGATTGGGAACGGTTGCCCCCATGGGACAAGTACGAGATGCTGGCCCTGCGCCGAATCGAAGCGACCCGCCAGGAGTGGGACTCTCTGGACGAGGGGGAACGTACCAGGCTGCTGTACGAACGTGTGCGGGTAGAGGAGCCGCGATAGAGAATGGGCGCAACCGGATTTGAGAAAGTAGGGGTCGAGGTAATAGCTGCTGGCGTGGACAAGTTCGTAAGAGAACTAAAACGCGCCGAGCAGCAGTATTACGGAACCTTGACGAAACTTGGAAAGCCGGGTGGAGACCTGGGGGCTATCCAAGCGTATACCAAGAGCGTTGCGCAGGCCGCCGCAGGTCTAGGGAAGGTCATGCCGCAGGCCGCGTCCTCAACTGCCAATTTTGGGAAGGCTGCCGGACTATTGATAGGACCGTTGATTGGCGCAGCGGGGGCGGCTGGTACTCTCGTCTCTGCCCTGGGAGGCCCAGCTGGTCTTGTTACTGGTCTTGTTATTGGGATAGGTGTTGCAGTGATCGCCGCGAAGAGCCTGTGGGACGCGATGAAAGAGATCGCCTCCGCTGTAGCTCAGGCGGCTAAGGCTGTTGTAAATTTCCTCGTCCAGGGCGCGTACGCTGTTGGAAATTTCCTCGTCCAGGGCGCGCACATGGCCGGGACGTTTCAGGAGATGGAGTTGTCCGCGCTGGCGGTCGGGCGCTCGATGGGCCTATCTCGTGAGGAGATCACGCAAGCCATCGATAACATAAACGACATGGGTATCCGTTACGACGTAGCTGCCAAGTCGGTCGCGCAAATGACCCGTAACCAGTTGGACTTGTCCAGGTCAACAGAATTGGTGCGCATCGCTCAGGGGTCGTCCATCCTAAAAGGTGGTGGCATGGGCTCCTCTGAGGCGATGGAGGATTTGATCTACGGCATCACGACCCGCAACACCCGAACCTTGCGCACTTTGGGCCTCATGGTTGACACTACCCGCGCCGAGGAGTTGTACGCCGCCACTCTTGGAAAGAGCGCCGACCAACTGACAGAGAACGAATCAGTGCAGGCCGTGTACAATTCCGTCCTGGAGCGCGGGGCGGTTCTACTCGACCTGTACGACGCGGCTATGCACTCCCCAACCAAAGCCCTGCGCTCCCTCACTGAGCGCGTTATTCCAGAGTTGCAGGCCGCGCTCATGCAATCCCTCATGCCCGCCTGGGCTACCGTCATCACCGCAGTCATGCGATTCGTGGACTCTATTACCGAAGTGGTCTCGGAGGGCGGGGCGCTGTACCCGATCCTGGTCAACATCGGCGCGGGGGCGTCCCTCGTTGCGGATGGGTTTTCGTCCGCGCTTGATTACCTGTCCAGTTTCATCGGCAACTTTCGCGCCGGCGTAATCGGTGAAATGAGCAACACGTCGGCAGAGATGCTGCGCTTTGGTTTCGAGATCGTGGCGAACCTGGCCGAGGGTATCGTCTCGGCGACCTCGACGGTCCTGGTAGCGGCCATGAACGCCATCGGCTCAGTGCTCACTTTTTGGCTTGCTCCCGGTTCTCCCCCGAAGGTAGCCCCGGACCTTGACAAGTGGGGGACGGCATGGCTGGCCTCCGTGCTGAAAGGGTTCACCGAGGGAGACTTTTCCTTGCTCGAAAAGATTCAAGGGCCGCTCAAGCAGGTCTTGAGCGGTACAGACTTTGCCTCTATCTCCAAACAGATCGCCGCCAGCATTTCCGGGGGCGGGGGGATAAGCGGAGACGTGTACGCGAACATCACGCGGGCCGCCGGCGCGTTCGGCGCTGAGATCGCACGCCTGGGACGGCTTCAGGAGCAACTCGCCAAGTCCGAGGACAGGGTGAGGAACGCCGAACTCCGCTCCGCAGCCGCTCGCCGCCGCGTCACCACCCTCACCGAGGAGTACAACGACATGCTGCGGGCTGGCGCTCCGCAGGCCCAACTAAACGCGAAACTTGCGCAGATCAACGCCCAAGAGACCGCCGCAGAATCAGCGGACAAAGAGGCGCAGGCCGCCAAAGACGGGTTGGAAGTGCTCAAGGATAGAATCTCCCTGCAAGACAAGCTGATTGCGCAGTTGATTGAGTTGTCGAAAGAGTCACAGGACACGAAGACTGACAGCGATAAGGCCGCCGCCGGTGCCAAGAGCATGGCCTCTGCCGTACAGGATTTGACGGACGCCATGACCGGGATAACGCCGGGAACGTGGGACATCTCGACGCGAATCAGCGAAGCGGTAGACTCGGCGAAGGCCATGCTCATGGAGAGGTTGGCCTACATCTTCCAACCGCTGACGGACGCATGGAACAACACCATCGGCCCGGCGCTGGACGGCCTGGTTATAAAGTTCTCGGAGTTCAAGGACACGACGATTCGTTTCTTTAGAGAGTGGTTGGAAACGATCAACCAGGTGTTCTCGAACTTCTCGCGGATGATTCGCGTGGAGATACCGGGGAGCATGTCATTCCTGTCAAACCAGATACGGACGGTATTTGGCCCGCACCTTACACGCCTGGGGCAGGTGGTAAAGAACGACGTGTTGCCATTCCTGCAATCTCTCGGAAGAGTTGAACTCGTGTTCATCAACAGGACGATGGAGGCAATCTCCGTTGTAATACAGACGATGCTACTGCCAGGATTGCAGGGATTGACCACCGTGATGCAGACGTTCGGAAAGATCGTCATGACAGAGTTCGTTCCCTCGTTCCTGTACTTCATAGATCGGGCAATAAATCCTCTGGCTACCGGACTTGAGCGAGTAGGAAGGATTTTGGACGGCATCACCGTGGCAATGAATACGTTCGCCGAACTTGTTGAAAGTCTTGACATTTCCGCCCTGCTGCCGTTTCTTGGCAACAGCCCGTCGCCACTCGAGCGTGGTCTGACCGGGATCGGGAGGGCAATGTCCGAACTGTCGGCGATGCGCATGCCCGCGTTCAACTCGGCCATCTCGCAGATGCAGCCCATGCCGTACTCAGGCGGGGCCAGCGGTGGGGGTAGTTACGTGACAAACAGCCCGAACAACAGCCGGTCGGTAGTTTTGAACATGGGGCCTACCTACATCTACGGAAACGCTGATCTGGCAAGGCGCAACCAAGAGGCTGTAGACGCCGTGCGCCGGGAACTTAGGAGGGGATGATGTTTTACACAGGACAGGGGCCATTCCAGACCCTAATAATCACCGACGGCGTGACGACCGTTAACTTGTTGAACTCTCTCAGCGGGTTCTACTGCCAGTCCTGGACGCCGGCGGTGACAGAGCCTAAAGACGGCGGGGTGTACGCCGACTCGCCCCTGTCGCATGGTCGCAGCCTGGTGTCGTACAAATTCGGCAACGTCTCGGATACGTTCCTGCTCACCGTCCACAACGAAACCCCCAACGACTTGATCCGCGACACGCAGAACATTCGCCGCCTGCTGCTTAAGGCACTGAACAAGGGGCTGGTGTGGATCGAGGACCAGGCAGTAGGGGAGGATAACCCGCGCTTTATGCAGGTGGTCAACTACCGGGCAACGACTGATGGAAACCCGCACGGAACGGACACCTTCTGGACGAAGCTGTGCAGCGCAGCGTTCCCGGAGTGGCCGTTGGAGATCGAGCGCAAGCCGTTCTGTTTTGGAAACCACCCTGGGGTAGGGCAGTGCTCCAAACTTAGCGCGATGCAGGAGGGATGGTTTTTCGAGGGCCGCTGGACCCTGAACACGGCGCAGCCTGTCGGTAACGTCAATGCCATGTTCCTCACGTCCGGCGGCGTGATGCTGGCAGGAGAGACGGCGCAGGTGTGGCGCACGTCTACAGGCGGGGCGGTTTGGACTGCATCTGCTGCCCCACCTGCCGGGACGGTGTACTCTTTTTGCGAGGTCGGCGGTTTCGTGTATGCCCACACGACGGCGGGGGTATACCGCAGCGCGGACAACTCAAACTGGCTCCCCGCCCAATCGTTGGCGTTCGTATCCTCTACCCTATTCTCGATAACCGCATTCGGTACAGACCTGTATGGGATTGGTACTCAGGCCGGATTGACAGGAGTTTTCAAAAGCACTGATGGTGGGGCCACTTGGGGGGCTGCCCCTGTCCTGGCAATAGGTTCTGTTGGCGCTGGCGTCGGGAGCGTCTTCGCGTTACGTGATGGTTCGGCGCTGCTTGCCACAGGTGGAAACGCGAGCGCCGGAAACTTGGTCTCTATATTCCGCAGCACGAACGGGACAGCGTGGCAGGCCGTTTACACGTCTGCGACACTCGGCGCGTTCATATCCTCGTTGTACCAAAACGACGATTACATGTTTCTACACGAGACGAACGCTCTAAACTTGACGGCTAACATCCTGAGATCGAGCGACGGGATAAACTGGGGATTCGTCGGGCCACAGATAAACCACCGCATTGACGGGATCACTGGATACCTGGGGGACTCGATTCTGTGCGTTGGGGTTGGGGCAGCGGCGGCAGGATATGCTACCGTCATATCATACGACGGGACGGGGAGAAGCCCGACGCAACAACTGACCTTAACCGGCCTGGCCTCAGCCGTCTACTTCCCGCTCCTGGGGAAGCCATACGCCGGGGAGGTCGGGAACATCATCACGTTGCTTTCCGGGGATAGCATAGACCTGGGGCGCTCGGCGACTTGCCTTGACGAGGTGTTCGTCGCCAACAATCAGTGTGAGGCGAACGGGACGCACGCCTACACTTTCGACGCGGCTCCCGTTACCTGGACGGCGCGTCCGCCGAATGGGGCTACCCCGTACAACATCTACCCAACCACCCCGGCGGTAGGGGACATCTCCTATTACGGAATGAGCACCCCTGTCATACCGAGCGGGCCAATAGACAACGTGGTATTCGACCTGACGCGGGCAATGACCGCCACGAGTTGGACAATCGTCAAGGAATACTGGACGGGGGCGGCCTGGGCTACCCTGGCGACATACGACGGGACGGGGAGTTTCCAGGTTGCCGGCGTGAACCCCGTGTCGTGGCGCACACCTACCAACTTTGGCGTGGCGAACCTGCTCACTCTGTTTGGAGGTACAGCCCCGGACGTTTCTGCTTTTTGGGTTCGCTGGCGCATCACGGCGATAACCGGGGCGACCGCAACGTCCAGCCCACAGCAAGGAAACCGCGCCCTGTACACGGCGAACTGGAACCACTTCCACGTAGCGGCAGACCAGGTTCCGGGTGACTTCCAAGCCCTGGCCCGCCTGGTATTCAACTGCCGGGGTGACGCGGACGGTCCGCGCGGGGCCGAGCCGGACGGGTGGGCCAGCCGCTTCCTCGTGGCCGTCAAGCCGATTGGGGAGGATGGGGTGGGGTCCTCTTTCGTCTCTCTCCTAAACTGCGCCGACGAGCAGAACCCCACAGGAGTTTCAGCAACCGCTGGCGTGGGGACGGTATTCACCGACGACATGGAGGCCCCCTCCGGTCGGCGCATGACGCACACGACGACGGGCGTATCGCAGTGGCAGGACGTCTGCACGTTCACCATCGGCCCATCGTTCGCCGTCAACTATTACGGAAAGCACCGCTGCATCGTGCGGGCGCAGCAGGTCAACCGGACATCGGTGCAGGGGGAGGTCTTGGTTCGGGTATTGATTCGGACGGGCAGCGGGGGGATCGAAACCGTCTCCCGGTTCAGCCAGTTCCCAAACCTGAACCCCTGGCAGGTCTTGGACTTCCAGCAGGCAGCCATACCCGCATCTGAATTGTTCACGAACGCCGACATCGCCGACCAGACGCAGGTGGTAATCCAGGTGTGGTCGTCGGTTGCAGCGAAAACCGTATACCTGTACGACCTGGGACTGTTCCCGGTAGACTGGTGTTTCGCCGACGTTGAGGATGTGGCGTTCCGTGACGAATCGGTAGTCGAGAACGGTTATAATTTCGACCTGGACTCTGTAACCGATCCGATGCACGAAGTCCGTGCGTTCGTCCGGGCATCGGGGTCGAATTTCGCCAGGTCCATCTACAACCCGGTGTGTTCCGCCCCCATCTCCCTGGAGCCAAACGCCGACCAGAGCGTCCACGTCCTGGCGATGCGCGGAGAGGTGACGGGGACGCACACGGGGGCCAACAACGCGGCCACACTCACAGACTCAGCGGCCTCGTTCCTAACGTCCAACGTCAAGGTCGGGCAGACCATCTGGAACCAGACCGACGGGTCTTCCGCCGTGATAACCGGCGTGACGGCGACGACCATCACCGGAACGCTATCCGGCGGGGCGGAAAACGACTGGGACACCGCGGACGCCTACACCATCATCTGCCCGAACTGGAGGTCTGTCCCCTGGGGGCTGTTCTCTGTGACCGGGCAGATCAATCCTAGATACTTTAGCATGAGGGGGAACAGATGAACTCCGGCGTGTGCGTGACGATCAAGGACCCCCCATACTGGCCTGCCGACCGCCGGAGGTACGCCGAGCGGATCAACGAGAAGGTGACGGGGTTGGATTTCGCTGCTACGGCTGGCCGGGGGTACGACACGGCAACACTGCAACTCGCCGCAACCCCGGATGAGATAGACCGCTGGCTCACCGTCGGCCTGGGGCGGGAGGTCATCGTGAAAAACGCCGCCGGGTCAGACTGCTGGCGAGGGATAGTGGGGGCGGTGAACGGGCAGGTGGGCGGAAAGACCATCACGGTCGGGCCGATAAACGAACTGGGAAACCGGGTGGGAGTATCGTTCGCCTATAAGTCGGACGCCATTCCACCGGTGAGCGGTCCGCAGCAGGTGACGCCGTTGATCCAGGACGCCGCCAGCATTGATCGCTACGGGTCTTGGGAGTTCTGGCACAGTGGCGGGCAATTGACGTGGACCGACGCCTTGCGTACTCAGCGGGGAGTTTTGACACAAAAACGATCCCCACAGTCAACCCGCGAGTTTTCCACCGGCGGGGGGGACGTTTCCCTTTCCCTGGACTGTGTGGGGGGATGGGTGTTCGCTTCCGCCTACGTCTACCTATACACGGCGTCCGCTTCCAGCGTGACGCTAACCACCCACGTCAACACGATCCTCGACGCCGACCCGAACCGCATTTTATCAGCCGACCGGACGCACGTCGAGCAAAACGGATGGTTGACCACCAGGCTGTGGGACCAGTACCAGACGGCCCTCGACATCCTGGACTTGCACGCCGAAAAGGGGGACGCCAACGACAACCCCTGGCTGTGGGGGATATTCGAGGAGTGGAAACCGTACTTTTACCCAGTCCCGAACTACTTTTCATACCAGAACAGCGCATTGTCGGGGGACGTTGTGGAGACGTTCAGCCCCCCGGGGGGAGTAGTTGACCCATGCGACGTGCGCCCGGGTAAGTGGTTATTCTTCCGCGACTTTACCGCCTGGGGTCCTATCCCCCAAACCCTGGCGCAGATGTACGAAGACCCCCGCGCCCTATTCATCCAAGAGGCCCGATTCGCGGCCCCCTGGGGTCTTACGGTGAACGGGGAGCGGATCGGGAAGTTGCGCCAACTCGTGGCGAAACAGGGAGGAAAATGAGCGGCGGAGACGTTGCGCGGGAAAGAAACACGAGGGAGGTTGATTCTCTACGCGGGGACTTTGTGGCGCGGGGGGAGTTCTACGGCGACGGCGCAAGGTGTCAGTCCTTCATATCCACGCACGCCGGCGGAGGAGGAAATCTACGCTTCGGTCACTTGATAGACAACTCCAACTGGTTGTACGGCCGCGCCGGTTCTTTGCTCACCGAGAATGTCATAACCTGCTCTAACTATACTTCAACTTTCAACGGCGGCCCATGCGTTCTTTACAACGGTACAACGAGATATTTTAGCTCCCCAGACGCTGCCTGGCAGGAGCCTACGAATAACTCATTCCTGGTCGGCGGATGGGTTTGGGCGAGCGTCTTGGCGACAACCCGGTGGGTCGTGTCTAAGATCAATCCAACTGGGAATCAGCGATCCTGGGGATTGGGCTGGTCGCAGACGACAGGCTCATTTATATTCAGGTGCAACGATTTGGGGACGGCTGTTGGGGACGTGGAAGTGGCGTCCTCGTACATCGAGCAGACGGGTAAATGGTATATGCTGTTTGGTCTATTCGTTCCGGGCGTGCTGATGCGCATATACGTCGCCTCACCATCCGACAACGATCTGACCATAGACTCGTTGGTAGCTGGAGTACCGGCTTCTTTGTTCAACGGGACATCTTTCTTCGCAATCGGTACACGGTCTGGGCCGGCGGAATTATGGAGCGGCTTCATCGGCATGCTCCTGGGACGCTGTGCAGTTCTGACAGCGCAGGTAGACGACCACGTTCGCAGATTGTGGAATGAGACGCGGCAATTATACCTCGCGTGATTGAGAGGAGTAGGGGAGAGGTATCCAAGCGCGTCAGAAGTGTACGACTACATGCGCAGGTCGAGACGCCCACGTCTCCGTGAGCGTGAACGACCCGCCGCCGGAGGCCCCAGCGCGCCGTGTCCCATCATCAAAGAAGACGTCCGGGGGAAGGTGGTTGGTGGACGCCGGGGCCAAACTTCTCGACGTTCTCATAAAGGTCGCCCCCTGGGTTGTTCCAGTAGCGTTCAAGAAGTAGCGGCGGCGCGTAGGGATACGCCCGCTGCACGTAACCCATATCAAAACCAACAACCATACCGTCTTTCCACCTGGAAATGTGAACAAAATCAGTGGGCCATGTAAAGTGCTGTAAAACGTCCATACCTATCTCACAGCATCCGCCGGTATGGGCGGTAATGGACGCGCCAGGAACACCGACAACCTCAACGAACTCCCCGCGCACCACCTCACCGCCACAAACGTCGCACATCACTGTACCCATTTCCAAGCTGAAAAACGTCGTTTTAATCGTCATGATTGAAATATCTCCCTTCACTCGAAAGTTATGTCCCCATCCAACGCAGTCAATGCGGCGTTTAGGAGTTCTCGCAGGCGCTTGACTGCACACCTACCGACTACCATCTTGTCGGAAACTTCAGCCTTGATCAAGCGGTCATGACCAGAACTTCCTATCCCCAACCGGTATGCCCATGCCCCTGTTTCTGTGTGGTTGTGGACGTGTAGGTAGATCACGCCTTTCACAACCTCAGCCGTGTACCAAACGTGGGCACCTTCTCCTCTTGAGCTAACTTGGTTGTTGTTTATTTTGAAATCCATTGTTCTCCTTACAGCAAGCGCATCTGTCCCGCCGAACTCCTGCTGCAGCGCCGTTCCTGTTGCAACCCCGGCAACTCAAGCTGGCGATCCTCAGCGTGTGCTACCCTGTCACGCGCAACCTCTACCCAGTGGCGGTCGTTGTCCACCAACACCCCGTCGCGCCCCAACCTCTTGCAGGCCGCCCCGGTCGCCCCGCTTCCGCAAAACGGGTCCAGGACCCGGGCACCGGGTAGCGTGCTGGTGAGGATGATGTGTTCCATGAGCGTGGCGGGTTTCTCGCAGGGGTGTTTTCCGGGGTAGGCCGCAACCGTCGGGAACGCCGTCCAGCAGTCGGTGTACTGGTCGTCGGCGGTGACGGTGAACGGGCGGCGCAGGCTTTCGTATTCTTCCCGCAAGTCCTCGTAGTCCCGGCGCAAGTCCTCGTAGTCCCGGCGCAAGTACTCATAGTCCCGGCGCAAGAACTCACCGCCGTTGCGGTTGGCGTACCTCTGCATTGCCTGGTAGTGCTCCCTGGTCGGCATGCACCACTGCGATTGCGTGAAATAGTGGCGTCCAGCCATGCTTGCCGTTCCGCACGCGGTGTTGGCGTCCTCTGCTTTCATCCCCGCCCGCTCCCACTCCGAGCGCAGGTACACGCGGATGGGGTCAAATACGAATCCCCGCGCCTGGTCGCAATTGGCCTGGTATCCCGACTCACCGGCGGCGTAACTGTCAGCGCCATAGTGCTCAGCGAATATGATGCGCTCGGAGCGCGGAAAAAACGAGCGCAGCGCGTCCTTTTCTGCTCTTGCCCACAAACCACCGCCGTTGGCGTCCCCTTTCACCCAAACGATGTTATTCAAGACGTTGAACGTCTCAGCGACCTTGCACTCCACCCGCCCCGCCATCTGAGGAGACGCGAAAAGGTAAAGCGACCCGGTGGGGCGCAGCAGCCGCGCCCACTCTGCGCACAGGTCGCCGATCCATGCCAGGTAGTCGGCGGGGCTGGCCCACTGGTTGTCCCACTTCTCTTCCTTGACGCCACAGTACGGCGGGTCGGTTGCAACCAGGTCGAATGACCCGGCGGGTAGCCTGCGCATCACTGCCAGCGCGTCGCCTGCGTACACCCGCACCCTACTCAAATAGCACCCCCTGCCTGTACCCGCCGTTTTGCTGTATGCGCTCCTCCTCTTTCCTTTTCCTATCTTCTGCCCGCTTTTCGAGTTTGCGCCGGAGCTTCTCTTCCCGCAACTTGGCGTTAAAATCGTCCACCAGGCCATAGACCCCACCAGCAGGTGTGAAATCGCGGTCAGAGCGCCACACGACACGATCACCGTGCCTGTCCGGGTGTCCGTACACACCATCACTGGAAAGGACGGTGTACAAGCTGTACGAGTATTCCACCCTGTGGCCTTCTATGAGCATGATATATTTTATGCGGTTTTCCGGGTGTTTTCTAGGCATGTCAACCTCCAAAACTTACCACAATTTGCCTTGCTGTAGACTCTCTACCACCTGCCCGACGGCCTGCTCCTCAGCAACCAGCCCGCCGAGCAACCAGCACACGTCGCGCCAGTTGTCGGTTTCGGCCAGCAGAACCACGCCGGGCCGCTTCTTGATCACGTCGAGCAAGCAACAGTTGTCGGCGACCACGATCCGGCGGGCTACTTTGGCGTAGGGCGACGGGTCGCGCCCGGCGGCCAGAGAGTGGGGGAACTCAAAGACGACAAACGCGCTCATACCATGCACACCCCTTCCCCGCACATTGCATCCGCCAGATCAAACAGCGCCAGTTGGTCACGCGCTGCCCGGCGCTGTCTTTCCGCCATCCGCTGTAATGTTCCGTCTTGAAAAGACTCGCGCAGCGGGAGGGGGTGTCCTTTCGCATCCTTGAAAATGTAAAGTGCTTTCGCCGTGCTCCCAGCGCTCTTTAGCGGATTGTGGCGGTTCTCCTCGTCAAATTTGCACGCCTGCTCAAATTCGTCTGGCGCTTGCTCGGCCATTTCTACCCAGTCAAGCGCAGACCGGTACGGGCAACCGATGCACGCCGATTTGACAGGGATGGGGAGGCCCAGGCCGGCTAACAACCGCTCGCAGTCCTGGCGGCTCATTGTGCGCTCAAGGAGAGGCCAACGCTGGCAGATGTACGCCACGTCGCTCCCCTTTGCCCGCTGCAACTCGTCCATGCTGAATCCGACCCATGATTCTACAGCACTTTTCCTAAAGTGGTTTTTAATACCAAGAGCTAAGTCGCGCTCTTTCAACAACTGTCGCGTCAATCTCCGAACGGGCATGATTTTATGATGTTTTGTACACTGGCGCGTTAGCGGCCCGCCGTTCGCAGTCCAGAAAGGAATGTGGACGTGCTCACGCGCCCCCATCTGCAACACGCTCCCCGCGCTGACAATGTAAACCGGAAGATCGTGGTCGGCGAACCACTGCATGTAAAAGTCACGCGCATCATACGTCGCCTGTCTCTCCCAAAGCGTGTCCGCCGTGATGATAGCGTCCAGCCGTTCAAGCATTCCGAGCGCCGACATAACGCCCAGGGTGGTTGACTGGACGCCAATCCCCCAGGACAGCACGCGAAAAGCGCGGGGCAGTGGGCCGAACGTCTTGTACAACTTTTTTATTTTACCCACTTTTCAACTCCCTTATCTCCTTCGCCAACTCCTGCAACCGCTCTCGCAGCACTTCCGCCGAGCAGTTGTCAACCTGTCCACACGTCTCAAGCCGCGCCGGGTCCGGTTCCGAGAACACCTCCACCCGGTAGCGGTGCGCGGCGGCGTCAACTCTCCGGGCGCACATTTCGATTATGGCGCGGTGGTAGCGGATTGCCAACTTGCGCGACTTGCGGCGCATCTTAACCCACACGACACGGTGCGAAAGCATCACTCACCACACCAATCCTTCTTGCTCTTGGTCCCGCCACTCATCTAAAAAGCTATCTAAACGGCGCTTCAATTCAAAGTACGGGTAATCCCTCAACACACCCTCAAAACGCAGTGCGGAAAAAACACAAACGGGGCAAAAGTTGGCAGCTTCTTCAGCAGCATCTATACCACCATCATTCAAGGCATTTCGTATTATGGAGGGTGTGGTTTGAACCTTACCAACTTTAGAGCAGACGCTGCAAACACGGTCGGGGTTCATTGTGCAACCAAACTCATGATTTCTCATTGCTATTTTTGAACACATCCCCCGCCCGCAAAAGTCGCAGTAGTACCGCCATACCTTTTTCCTTTGCATCACTCACCCCCTCACTGTCATCTTTCCCGCCCAGTCCGGCAGGTTCGCCAGCGAATCTGCAACGCTTTGCGCCCACCCGTCCACTCGCACGGCGTCCGCGTCGCCTGCCATTTTTTCAGCAAGGTAGGCGGTGAAGTCCGCAACGCGCCGGGCCAGCGCCGCCGCTTTCGGCAAGTCCAACTCCCCGTCATCCTCTTGCACGATGGTCACACGCACCGGCTGGCGTATCGCGTCGGCTATCACGTCGAAACCGAGCATCATGACTTCCATTTCCATGAGGCGCATGGCGTAATCAAATTTGCTCGGGTCGTTGGCGGGGAACGTCTCCCGCAACTTTGTAATTTGGCGCAGTGCTCTATCTATGGCCTCATTTGCTACCGTCATCACTCACCCCCTATCCCCAAATTTTACTACAGTTCGCATTACCGCAACGTGGTAAACCTGTACCTCGTGACCATCCGCCACCAAATCGTCTACCATCTTTCCAACGGTATCGGCAGAGAATTTTGACGGCGGACCAGCCGGTACATCCATAACCGCCGACCACGTTCCAGCATCGTTTTTGACGTAAACCTCGAACCACGTTTCAATGTGCGCTTTTTTCATTGTTCACCCCCTATCAAGTTTTGCACCTTCACTCCCAGCCCGCTGACCAGCCCCGCTGTCACCGTGACGACATCGGCGGCCAGCACCGGGCAGCCCGCCAGCACTGCAAAGCGGGTGACGGTCAAGGTCCCGCCGTTGGTCACGTCCACCGTGACCAGCGCCGTCGCCTGCTGGCAATCCATCCGCCAGCACGTCCAGGAGCGCGTGCAATGGCTGTCCGCCCGTTCGCCGGTCTCGCACAGCGGCCCAGGCCAGCACACAGAGACGGGGGAGGGGGTGGGAGTCGGCGTAGGGGCCGTCGGCGTATTGGTCGGCGTCGCCTGCGGGTACCCGGGCCCGGTGTACGCCGACTCGCGCAGCGGGCGGGGCGTCCACGCCGGCGCGCTGGGCAACACGCGCTCGGGGCGCGACAAAATGAGCAGCAAGGCGACGGCGTACAAGCGGCGCTTGTTCACAGCAGCATCATCCCGCGCCGGCCGTCTACCGCCGCTTGATTCAACCAAAGCGCCTCGACAGTCTCTCGCCCGCTGTCCGCCCTGGCCGCCGTCGTCACCATCTTCCACCCGCTGTACAACTTCTCGTACATCGCCGACGGGTAGCCGCTCAAGACCACCATCCCGGCTACCTGGTGCAACACGTCGGCAAGCTCCTTGTGGTCGGCGTCGGTGAAGTCGTTGGCGTAACCCCGCGTCCGTTTCGACCGTTCCGCCAGCGTGTACGGCGGGTCCACGTAAAAGAGCGATTGCACGCCATCGAATCGTGGAATGACCCGCATCGCGGTATCATTCTCGATCTGGACGTAACGGAAACGCTCTGCAACCGCCAATATATTCTCCGAAATGTCCCAATCGCGGGGCGGAACGCTCCCCCTGGTCGGCCTGGACATGAACCGCCATCCGCTCTTGTCCATCACACCGGCCTTACCCCGTCCCTGCCAAGACCATACGGCGAACCGGCGGGCCGCCTCCAACGGGTCGTCTGTCGGCTCCTGAGAAATGCGGAACTCCTCGCGGCTGTACGGAGTCAGGCGCACAGCGCGGGCCAGGTCGTCAGGACGTTCGCGCAGCACGCGAAAGAAGTTTACCACCCCGCTGTTCAGGTCGTTGTAGACCTCGCACGCCGACGGGGACTTGCGCAACAGCACGGACGCCGCCCCACCCAACGGCTCACAGTACAGATAGTGGGGCGGAAGGTTCGCAATGACGAACGGGGCCAGCACCCACTTTCCGCCATAGTACCGCGATGCAGGCCGTAAAACTCTCACCTCAAGCCTCCCGGCGGGCAGTATTCACACCACCACCACCCCCCCCCCCCCCCCCCCCCCCCCCCGCCCAACACCCCCCCCGGACCACCCCAAAACCCCCCCCCACCCCCGCGGGCGGGAGCAGATTGGGCAGGTGGGCGGGGTGGTCATTGCAAGCACCGCACCCGTCCTGCAAAATTTATTATCTGCCACATCTCTTTGAAAAAAGGAGTACTTGGCGCATAAATCGTCAAGAAGATGCGTCCTGTGTTCGTGCTGATCTCTGTTACCAGTATAGCAGTCATATCATCGCGCTCGTAAAGCTGAACACGAATTTTATGGCGGATAGGGCAGGCAGGAGGGGTGGTCATTCGTCAAATCCCATCGCTACAGCATAGTGGTCGCTTTCACGTTCCGCAGCCCGATCCTTTTGGTAATCCTCGTCTGGCTCCTCAGCGTCATAATGAGCCTCAGCGACAAAGTATTCCCCGCAAGCATCGCAATGGTACTCGCACTCCCCCTCGCTGTCCGGTTCTGTGCTGGCAGTAACTTCGCCACTGCCACAGTACGGGCAGTTCTCACCAAATGAACTCATTTTTCTCCTTTTGTCTTGTATAATTCATGCTCCGCATATTCTCCTATTATGCAAACCATGAATCAATATTCCCAGTAAGTTGGGAGCATATCACACTTAATGGTGTACGTTTTGCGCCCCCGTTCTCCCAATTGTGGCGATACCCACGAAACTTCAACCACTACCATTTCGCCATTCATTGCCAAGTAGGGTTTTGCGTTTCTCCTGTCTATCGCCTCTACTCCCTTACACGCCGCCTCTAGCGAATTGGCCGCACGTTTAACAACCACACTCTCCCCACCTTCTATTATCGTAACGCCGTACTCTGTCATGTATCAACTCCTTTCGCGGCTATACCCGCGTCACCTTGTACTCGACTCGGCGAGAAACGGAGTATCGCACGCCATCGCAAGTGGCGAATATTTCACTGCTCTGAGGGCCGTGCCTCTCCTCAAATTCTCGTACCGCGCTGGAAACGGCGTCCTCAACAGTCAAGGCGGCAACACTTGGGCAGAACGTCCAATCTCCTTCGGAGACTGTTACTTGGAATATCTGCATCGTTGTCAACTCCTTTCGCGGCTACCGCACACAATCGAATATCTCCTCAACAGCGCGTCCAGCACATTCCAAGCCGATGGGGGATTCGGGGGAGTGGGACGCAAATGAAATGTCCGTCCCGTCCAACGTCCACAGGATGTAGGTCTCACCGGGCAGGATTCTGTGGCCGCCGCAGCACATTTCGCTCTGGCCGTCCGGCACGGTCTTTTCCTCTCTGACTATCGTTGCAGTTTTCATTTGTCTCCTTTTCTGTGCGGCTACCGGCTACTGCCAGCGCCGTATGCTTTCGCTATCTCTGTTTCCCGCCATATAGCGCGGGGGTGCAACCCGCTTTGCGCCTCTTTGCTAGACACAGGCTTGCCGTCAATCTCCCAATACCCCATCGCGGGGAACGCACAAAATGGGAGCGGTTTCGCCTTCTCCTCCAACCTGTCAATCTCGCCGTCGAGCGCAGCGCCCAAATTCGGGTACACCTTGCTCGTCTCCTCGATTGTCGTTAGGAGATTCGTGTACCGAACCTCGCACCCGGTCCCGGTCGGCTTGTAGCACTTTACCGAGTACCCGGCGGCGCGGGCTGCCGCATTTAGGCGACTGACAACCTCTTGCAGTTTCACTTGCCACTCTTCCATTGCGTCTACTCCCTCCGTATCCTCAAAGTCCACTTGTCCTCTTTGTCCAAAATGGCGTCAATCAACTTGGTCTCGGTTCCGGGCGACCCTCTTTCCAGAATGTACCCAATGTCCTCCCGACAGTTGGCGCATTGAAATTCCCAGTCGCCGGGGGCCGGCCCCAGGTCAACCTCTACCCGTCCGCCCTGGCGAAAAACCATATCGAGACGTTGGAAGGCGACGACGGGGTACCAGTCGTCACACTCCACGCAGAAGATGTAGACGCGGCGGGTAATCTTCACCGGGTCGGGCCGAGCAAGGAAGGTGTTAACGCGCACCTTTTTATTAGCAATAAAGACGCACTGGCTCATGTCCTCCACGTCAGCCGGGCGGTCTCGTTCTATCGTTGGCAGCCCCATCGCCTACCCCTCCCCCTCTTGGCCTTCCTCAAGGCCCTCGTCATAGCCCTCTTGTTTGGCGTGCCTGAGGCACGTCCTGCAAGGCTCTACGAGTACAACTGTTTCCCAACGCTTTACCTCAACTGTGACGGTTAGGGTATCGCCGCACTCGTTGCACTGCGCTTCAAACTCTGCAACGGCGGTCGTCTCGATCTTTGCCATCTTTACCCCTCCCCCTCTTGGCCGTCCTCAAAGGCTTCTTGGTATCCAGCATACGCCGCGCTTTGCTGACACGTCTTGCACGGCTCGACGTACTGCGTGACGTACAGCACGCCGTTGCTCAACTCCGCCTTTGTGGTTATAGTTATCTCCCCGCCGCACCGATTGCAGACGTTGGAGACAACCACGCTGCTAACTGCGTCAAAAGTTGCCATCTTTACCCCTCCAGGAAACGACCGTCGCGGATGCGGCTACTTCGCCCTGTCTCGTACCTGGCCCTGCTTCCAGAACTGGAAAACGCACATGCGCCCAAGACCAGTGTGGTGTATTTTGTCTTTCCAGCACTGCGCCTCAATTTCGTGTTTTAACTGACTGGGATCAAACTGCCAGCGGTCGGGGCGGTGTAGAAGCAGGACGACGTGCGCAGCCTGCGCCGGCCCATCTGAGCCATACAGGTCCGCCAAAGTTGGCCTGCGATCTGGCCGACTGTCCGTCTGCTTAACCCCCGCCTGCATCGTGAGGATAAGCGGCAACCTATTCTCGTTTGCCACATCCATGAGAGCATAGGCCGTCGAGCGCAGTTTAACATAATCCTTATCGTTACCTCCGCTGGCGGATGTGGTGACTTCCAAATTGTCCACGACGGCCAGCGTCACGTCACCCCGGATGCGCAGTTCTCGCCCGATCTGCCGCGCCGACAAAGCCCCCTCAATAGTCTCCCACCTTAATTCGGAGAACCACGTCGCCGCCGCCAGAAAGCGCAGATAGTCCTCATGATCTAGACCGTTAAGAATGTCCTTCAGGTATATCCCACATTTTCCAGAAATCAAGCGCATGGCAATATCCTCATGCCCGGACTCGGAAGAGAAGTAGACCACCCGCCCGCCAGCCGTCGCCACATTCGCGGCTACCTGTAAGCAAAACGCTGTCTTGCCGACAGATGGTTGCGCCGCTACTAAATGCAATCCAACTCCCAACCCATACAACAGGGTGTCCAGGTCGGCCAGTCCCGTCGAAATCCCCCGCACCTGCCCAGGCTTCAGCGGGTGGGCTGCCCAATCCTCAGCCGCCCCCGTCACCAGGTTGGCGGATTCCAGCGCCGAGGCTGCCCGCGCCGTGTACGTACCGTTCCGCGCCGCACGCATTGCCCCCTCTACCGCCGCCTCTACCTGGCCCTGGTCGGCCTTCTCGTTATAGGCGAACGCGACGGCCTGAGACATCGCCTCGATAGCCCGGCGTCGGTAGGCCAAATCAGCAACCCGTCTCGCATACGTCGGGACGTTCAGGGCGGTTGGCACAGAATCGAGCAATAGCGCCAACCAATCCATGCCGACCTCTACCCCATCCGCTGCCATTGTAACCTGGACGGTAGCCGGGTCCACGTCGCGCCCGCTGGCGTCCAGGGACACGATTGCCCGGAACGCCGCACCGTTCTGGTGGACGTAGAAATCTGACGCGCTCAACAGGTCGGCGGTTGCGGCAATGGCAGTCGGGTCGAGGAGCAGGGAGGCTATGACGAGCTCCTCGAAAGTCGGATCAGATGGGGGCGCTATTGACTGGCTCATACCATCCTCATTTGGTCGGCAAGTGGTATCTCAGCGGGGCCGGCCTTACCCCGCGCCCTCTCCTGCGCGGCCTGCACGACCTGCTCCGGGTCCTCACCCCTGCCTGTAGCCGCGACGATTGCGGCTATTGATTTCGCGATCTCAGCAGGAACGCCCTTACTGTACAGCGTCGTTGCCCCCTCGCGCCAGTTGGTGACGCCCCACAACCGGACGCCCCAGGTTATCTGCTCAGGCGTAACCGCTCTGAACCGCCTGACTATCTTCTCGGAACACACCCGCCGTTCATCATCGGTATGCGTGATAAGCCCCCCTGGAACGTCGTCCAAGCCGTCCAGCGCATCGAAAACGGCGGCAACGAGGGGGTTTTCCAGGTCTTCTTGATATGGCGTTCGGTCTCCCTTACGCATCCCCCGACCGTCGCCAACTGTGCCTGGGGGAAAATCTGCCTTGAACCGCTTGACGGTCTCAGCGTCACGTCTGCGCTTTTCAAGTTCCTCGGTATCCCGTAGAAGCGCGGCCAGCGTCTCGTCAGATGGAAAATCGTCAATGGCGGCAGGGGAGGGGGGCGCGGTCTCTTCTCTCGTCTCTTGGTTGTATGTATCCTCTAGTGCAACTGTTGCACTGTCAGTAGGCAACTGTTGCACTGTGGGGGTGCAACTCTTGCACTGTAGCAATGCAGCCCTTGCACTGTGCAACTCTTGCACTGTGAATCTCTTACACCCCGCTACCGTGTATCGGTGGGGGTGGTTTCGTAGATTGGGGGTCTGGTCGGCAATGCACTTCAGGTCTACCAGCAAGTCCAGGTGGGTCTTGGCCGTCCTTCTGCATACGCCTGCGCGCCGGGCGATCTCGTCAAGTCCTGCCCGGCAAACACCCTCGCGCATTTGGCAGAACCGGAACACTGCGCCGTAGACCCTGGCGGACGTGTCCCCCAACCCATCCCGCACCCAATCGAATGAGGGGGTGAACGGCGGCAATTCGGCGGTCACTTGGCGGCCTCCTGCTTTGCCATCGTCTCCGTCCGAGTCAGTTCTGTCAGAGCAACTAGCTCGTTTGCTTTGCGGGCAGTATTACCCATCCCTTTTTCCTCGAACCAATCCCGCAACGCTTCCGCCATCCTCGCCGCATCCTCAACCGACCGGGGCGCGGGGTAGTCTGGCTCGGGCGTCTCACCTGCGTCGAGGCGGCCTAGCAGTGCGATTGCGTCTCTCGTTGCTCCCATGATGGCTACATCAGTACCAGGCGGGGCATAAGCATTGACAGCATGCGCCAAATTGCGCAACGCCGCCGCAACCTCGCTCGACGGGGGCGCAGCGGGAATTGTTGCGGGGTAAAGTATCGCCCCCTCTCTGAGTGCGTCGCCAACCAAGTCGAGAACGTGGTCAGCGTGCGTGACAGCCTGCGTAAATTCCGGCTTCACGTCCTGACCGGACAAGACGACTTTTGATAGCCGTACCAAGTCAAACAAGGCTCCGACAACGCTGCTTTCTGAAATAATGGAAGCGGGGGGCGGGGGCGCAGCGGGGGCGGCTGGCGGGGTGTAGGGGGTGCAATCCCCCACACCGTCATGATAAGAGCATATCCACGAACAACGTTCCGTACGGTGATGGGGGGTGTCGTGTCCGCAAGGCCGACCGCCGTCCTTTATCCACAAGCAAAGGCTCGCGGCCTCACAAACCAACAGTTTGTGCTCGGCTGGCGCAACCTGTGGCGCTGCCGTTTCAGGGAACATGTCCGGGTAAGCCTTCACGTAAAGGCTCAACTTTCGCTGCATAAGGGCCACTACCAGCCGGTCGAGTGTCCCCCCAGGAAGGTTTTCCCACAGCGCGTCCGCGATAGCCTGCGCATCTATCATGTGTTGTAATGGGCCATCGTAGCAGGCTGTACTGGCGTCGGGGAACGGCTCTCCTATGATGATGGTCGCCCCGCGCTGCTCCCCGTCGGCTATTGATTGCGCCGCAAAAACTGTGACTGTCTTTACCATTGATCTCCTTCAGGTATAGGGCCGCCCCCCATCCTTTGCGCTGCAAGCCGTCCTTGCGCTTGCCTTTCGCTGCCTTCCAAGTAAAGGTATAGCACGCGCCCTTGATTTGCCTTCCGGTCAAGAACCAGCCCGCCCGCTGCAACCGCCGTTGCAATCTGCAAGGCCAGCCAGGTCTTGCCAACTTTTGGCCGACCCGCAAGAAGGGCTAGTCCTTCCGGTAAAATCCCCTCCACATTCCAAAAAGGTTCCTCCCAATTCCGGGAAGGGGGAAGTTTTAGTGCAATGAATCCGTCTTTGTCAATCAATGTGTCCATCGTTTTGCTCCTTTGACGCAAAAGCGCCTTTTCCCTACGTCGGTTGCCGGTCGCGGTTACTGGACACACTCAGTTACGGCTACCGGCGCAGGGAAAAAGCGCCTTGCCGTGTATCTTTTGGCCCGCGACGGCCAGCCGGGGATTTCTCCCCCGACACGCTCATTCTACCACAAGTTGCCCAGGGTGTCAAGTACGGCGGCGCGGGCGTCCGCGCCGTCGTGAGCGTAGCCAGCCAGCAGTTGCAGGTCGGACGCCCGACCTCGCCGCTTCTGAGATTTGCGGCTAAACGGGCCGCGGGAGTTGCACCCGCGCGCTGTACGCCCGTCGTCATTCCTCGCCGTCCTGGACCCGGACGCATGGCTTGTTTACCTTCAGGCACTTTCGATCAACACTGGTAACGCCACACGCTGTCTCCCACTCGTGTTTCCTCCATGCCCAGCAATCCTTACTTACGCACGAATCCGCGTCCGGGCAGCGGTACAAGCCGTGGTGTTCCCGCACGGCGCTCAGATCAATTTGTGCATTGTCCCTCGCCGTGTTCGTCCACCCGCCACGTCCTTCAGCGTCCAGGCGGTGTAACTCCTCCAACAATGCGCGCAGAATCTTCTCGACAAGCCGCGCCCGCCCCCGCTCCTCAGCGAGTTGGGCGGCTAGGGCGTCGCGCTCTGCCAGCACTGTGTCCCGGTCACTTTCCAGCGCGTCGTACATTTTAACCAGTCTATCGCTCATTCGATCACCCTCCCCGGTTTGCACGCGAACAGCTCACCGCCCTGCTCGTCCGGGTCCCACTCGCGCCCCCCGGTCGGCAGGCAGGTCGGCGTCGGTTGTGCGTCCTGCGCCTCATTGTACTCAGCCAGCCGATCCGCTGCGATCCTGCCGAGAGCGTACCGATCACGCTTACTTGTCGGCGTCGGTTGCGCCTGGTCGTCTGCCCACTCGCACAATTTTTTAACGAATCTGGCGGGGTCTCCGAACTCAACTTCCATACCCACCCTACCGTAAACCTTACCCCGTTCCTCACCAGTGCGTTTACTACGGCGCATGATAGTTCCTGCCATCATCTCGAATGAGAGGAGCGGTATGCCGCGCTTTTGTCTGTCGGCAATCTCGCGCTCCAGTATATCAATCGCGGCCAACAGGTCAACTAGCGGATAACACGTTGCATGTCCCGGGATCCCCAGGACGTGCTCCCGTACTTCCTTGAACGCCTGCGCCCAAGTCATCGCGGTCACTTCAACACCTCCGCAACCGCCGCTTGGAAACCAGCCAGGTCGTCGGCCTGAATCAAGTCGGCCAAGTCGTGGTCGGCCAGCAGGCCGTCGAGCAACGCGGCGCTCTCGACGTACTGGCGCACGCGGTCTGCGACTTGGAAGCGGATTCTCTCGCGCAATGCGCTGACAGCCGCCGCCGTTGTGTATCCACCCGTCAGAAATCCCGCCATCCTCTCTATACTAACGCGCAACTCGTAAAAGTCGGCATTGACATCGCCGAACGCCCCCTCCGTGAAGTTCAAGAGTTGGCGCAGGTCTAGCAGTCGTTGTTCAGCGGGGGAGACGTACAGGCTTGCCATCACTGGCAGCGCGGTCTTGGCGTCAAGTTGCTCAATCGCCCAGGGAAGCGCGTCACCCCAGGTCGTGGGGGTGGGGGTGGTGGGGGTGGTCATGGTCTCACCTCCATCCCAACGAACGGATTCGGGATATTCCGTCGAATCCAGCGCGCCTGCAGCCGTAGCTCATTTCTGTAGGCGACGTCTACGCCTACGCAGCCGCCGACGCGGGCGGCGTCGGCGGCGGCGGCGTCGGCGGCGGCGGCTTTGGCGGCGGCGGCGGCGGCGGCGTCGGCTGCGTCGGCGTCGGCGGCGGCGGCGGCGGCGGCGGCGGCTGCGGCGGCGGCGGCGGCGGCGGCGGCGTCGGCGTAGGCGGAGGCGGGGGCGGCGGCGGCGGCATTCTTCCGCGCCCGCTTCGCACACCACTGCGCGTACTGCACAAATGCCTCTTTTGGAGGCAATCTGTACGGCGGCCTGCGCAGATTCCGCACACACCACATTTGCCAGTCCCCGCGCGGGACGTTGTTCCACATAGTTTCCATGTCTGGTTGCGTTTCCAACCAGGCTTGCGCCCCGCCAGCGCCCCCACACGGAGTTTTAACGAAAAGGTGGTCGTAATCTGCCAGTATCACGGCTTCACCTCCTGCGCGAAACACAGAGCGTCGGCGATGGTGTCGAAACTTTTCGCGGTCCAGTCCGCTTCAGCTATGAAAAACGGGTGACTTTTCTCGGCCATCTCTAAGCCGCTGCCGATTCGGAAAAGCAGCGACACGCCGATCCGTTTGAATCCCGGAATTGACAGCAAGGGGTACACATTGCTGTAAGGTGTGGTGCCCTTGAACCACGTCTGGGGTGTGAGGGACACCCCCGCCGCGATCTCTTCAGCGTCCAGGCCAAGTCCAACCAGCAGCGCGACGACCTGCGGCTGGTAGACATCCCGGACGAGGCGCCCCCGCTCGGCCTCTACCTGCTGCCTGCGCTCCTTTTCGGCGGCCTCTTGTGCGGCCAACTCTGCGCGGCGTGCCTCTACCAGGTCGAGTGCTTTCATGGCGTCACTTCCTGCGCGGTCAAGCTGCCGTCAAAACATGCGCGATAGAATGCTTGCGGCTTGTTTGCATCTATCCAGGACACCGCAGCATCTCTGACATACAGCAACAAGACTGCATACAGTTGCTTGGGGTAACCCTCAAACCGTGCTCCCCATCTGGTATCCATGTCTGGGAAATATCCGGGCGCTTTCAACACACCCATGATACCGGCGCGGTCACCATCGAAAAAAACGCCGTTGTCTTCCAGATACTTTTCTACCCACTGTTGGATTGTCATTTTACTCCTTTCAAAGCAAACAGCCCTACTTGCGGACGTGACTCGACCCTGAGCGACAGGGCCGGGAGCGACCCCGAACCCTCCTAGAGAGGATCGAGGCAGCGTCCACAAGTAGGGCTGTTTGACTGAGATTGCAAACTTTTGACTTTTTCATGGTATCGCTCTTGCTCTAGGTTTCGGCGCTTCCTTCAGGCGGTCGCCACTCCGCCGCGCCTACTCATATTATACAGGTTTCCCGGATTCTGTCAAGTCGCCCGCTCGCCTACCGCGTACAGGTTCCCTCGCGGGCATACCGTGCGCCTGCCGTCGTCAAGCAGGACTTGGACGTTTCGCGGTGTCCGCACCCGCCGCCCGTCAACTTTCGCCGACGAAAACCCCGCCACGAACTCGACCACGCCGGTACAGTCCTGCCAGCGTGCAAAGAAGTGCTGGCGGGCTACGGCGTAGTGAAGGCGCACGCGCTGGCCGGGGCGGGGCTGGCGGATCACTCGGGCTGCTCCTCGCCGACCTTTTTCTGGAAGTAGGAAACGATGCGGTCGAGAAAATCGGCGTACAACTCGGCCTCGCTGATGCGTTCTTTCGCCTGCTTGCGTACCTGTGGGTTGCGGGACGCCGCTGTAGCCAATCCTTTGTCATGCTCATTGCGGGCAATAACGTGCGCCCAGTCGCGCAGCACTTCGGCGATCTCGGCGGCCCGCCCTGCCGTCTCGATCTCGACGGCCCAGTAGAGGGGGTTGCCGAGCATGTCTAAAACGAGGCGCTTTAGCTCGGCAAAGTTTTTCAAGTCCCCCGTCGTCATGCCACTGCTCGCTGTCCTATTGTCCAGGACGCCAAGCAACTCCCGCACCCGCGCCGCGCACCCGTTGTCGGGGGCAACCTCGCGCACCCCGACAATCGGCGGCGACCACTCCCCGCCTACGCACACTTGCGGTTCGGCGGCCAGCAAGGTCGCCTGGGCCAGCCGCAACGTAGCGTGCGCGGATTCGTACATCGCGTAGGCGCATGCGTTCTCTTCTCCTCTCTGAATAGAATGGACCTCGGATATTTCCTCAGCGATCTTGTCCAGGAAATCCTTCTTGGCGTCTTTCAAATCTTGCTCGTTCATTTCCTCTTTGCCTCCCTTAAAATGTACTCTTTTGCTTTCGTGTATTCCTTCACCCCTCCCGCCAGTTCTCGTACCTCGCCGACCAGCACCCCCGCGTACCCCGACAGCGGGCCGCCCCGGTAGACCTCGCCGGTCAACTCCTTGCCCTCCGCCGTCATGAAGGTGACTTGCTCTCCCATCGCCGGAAGCGGGCCGGGTATGAGGATGGGCGGGTCACTCACCGCCCACCCCCCTCTTGCAGTTGGCGTTGTCTGTGCTCTACCAGGTCCAACAACTTCGCCCAATCCCCGTCGCTGAGGGCTTCTCTCGACTCACCTTCAAAGACGTGGGGGCTTGGGGCAGGCACCGCGTCCGCGATAACCAGCACCTTTCCAGCCTCGTGGGCCTCGACAGCCATGAGCAAGGCCCATCGGAACTGTGAAACGATGGTCGCACCCTTGTCCGCCGCCATCTGCCGCACTCGGTCGTACAGCGCGATTGACAACCAGACCGGGACCTGCTGCCGCTCCTCCATAGCGTCCGCGAATGACCTCATTTTACGCCTTGCCATCCTACCCCTCCCCCGGCTCTCTGCCGGCCTCACTCTGCGCGGACAACTCAGCCGCCGCCAGCGCAACGATCTGCGCCACTTCTGCCCGCGCCAATTCCTCTTGCTCGATCAAAATGAGCAACGCACCGACCTCCCCGGCGCTCATGCCGTCGGGGGTGGTGTCGAAAAGGTAGCCCGCGACGACCACCATGTCGTCTCCCAGGAAGTCGAATACCGCCTGGAGTTCTTCCGGCGGCGGCGGTATGCGTTGCTCCGTGTTCCCCTTGCGCGCGTCCGACCAGTCCGCCAGCACGCCCTGCACCCAGTCGCCGGACTGCTGGCGCATCTGCTGGAGGATGGTCGTGGGAAGGTAGGGGCGCTGAGAAGCCAGCGGGGTGGGGGTGGGGGTCGTCTTTACCCCCTCCGCATCACCATCACCCGGGATCTCTTCATCCTCTACCACCAGGTCGGCGTCAAACGTGTCGTCATCATCCGGGGCAGGCAGGGCGCGCAAGACGGCATCACGCTCCAGTTGTAGCAGGCGATCAAAGTCCATGCCCAGGGGAATCAACTCAAAAGCGGGCTTTGTCGTCATGTGCCGCTTCTTGTCCTCTCCGGGGTATGGGCGGTCGCGCTGGACAATGCGCATGATGTAGCGAATACCAGAAACCCTGCCAGCTTTGGCATGGACGACCTCCAAAGTCGCCAGGATTTGGGACCAGGAGTACCAGGACCCGGTAGAGATTTTGTACACGCCGATCTCCTGCTTGCCAGGCTTGGCGACGCACACCGGGTATACGTGCAGGTAGGTTCGCATGCTACAGGCAGCGCAGTGCAAGTACCGTCCCATGTTGCTCTTTCCGGGGCACGTCACCCGGTCGCCAGGGTGAAACTGAATCGTCTCCCCGCCTGAGACAAGGCGGAAGTCCACCTGCGCGATACCGTTGGCGACCCGCTGGTCGCCTGCCCCATTGCCGACGACGGTTTTGCCGTCCTTTTCCTTAATGGTGTGGGGGTACAGGGTTTCCATCTCGCCGCCGTCACCCTGGCAAATGAGAAACCCCCGCTTCCCGGCCACACCGCCGGCAAACACCTGGAAAAACGAAACCACGTTTTCGGTAATCCCGTTGCCGAGCAACACGACCTCGATCTCTGTCGGCGTATTCGTACCGAGCGCGTCAGCAACGTCCGGGGCGTCACGGAGCACAAAGTACTCCGTCGCCATCGCCCCTCCCCCCGGCTTGCGCAAACCGAGCCGGATTGTCCCCAACGGGGGTAGGCCGGTTCGCGGGCGCACCCCCTTCAATGTTCCTCTGTCACTCATAGTTGCTCCTTTTCCAAACTGAATATTGAGAAGTTGGGGGCGCACTTTCTGCCCTCTCCCCTCACCAGCCTGCGCAAGTCTTCGGGAAGGCCCTCAATCGCCTCTTCCTGCGCGGCCTCTTGCGCCTCCACCCAAGCCAGCGGTACAAAGTCTGCCGGGTGGTTGGCGTCTTTCGTACAGTGTGCGCGGGTCACGCCGTCCGGGTCTCTGAGAACGGCCAGCGGGCTGTGACAATCTGGCACCGCGCACACCCAGTCCCGTTGCAGCGTTGGGAATATAACCTCCTTTTCCCGCCCCCGCCCCATGTCCAAGACGACTGAGGAGCGCGGGGAGGGGTAAAAGCGCAAGACGATCATGCCGTCGCCTCAGCGAGTACCGCTACGGCTTCCAACGTCCGCCGTGCATCATCTTCCATAGCGGCTTTGAAACCGCTCACCAGGTGCGCCAGGAAAGCGGCAGCTTCATCGCCGTCGAGTTCTTGGCGGACGTGACCGCGCCGGAACATCGGAGCGTGCGCGTCGTGGCGCGGGGGGAACAAGACCTCAAAGCTATCGCTGCCGACGGCGAGTTTCACCCCGCCGCTCTGCGCGAATGTCCCGCCGTCGAGAGTCGGGTAGCGGCCATCGGAGTCGTAAAAGACGATCTCCGCTCCCCGAACCCCCTTCGTGAAAGTCGGACTTCCCCGGCTTCCCCCCAACATGACGCGCAGTTCTGACACTACGCGCCGGACCTCGGCCTGTGACTCCCAGTAAGCTACAAATATTTTCTGCATGTCTCTCCTTTATAGTTGTCCCCCGCGCCGCTTGGCTTCCTGATTAGCAGCGCGGTGCCCGATCTCCTGGCTCTTGCAAAATGCGAGCCTGAAAACCAAGCGGGCTATCCGTGCAATCGCCGTGGCGACCACGTACCGATTAGCCCCCGCCGGCGCAGCACTGGCCGCGTCCTCTGCCCAGTAGCGGGCTACTTGCTCAACCTCTTTCATCCCCACGCCTCCGCGATCTCTACCCACACTCTGCGCATCGGGTCGCGCCAGAAGCGCGGGCCGTACTCGCCAGGTGGTGGTTCCGCAATCAGCACGTCACCATGTCCGCCCCTGTGGTAGAAAGCGGACACGTAACCAGAGAGGGGTGGGGCGGGCGGGTGGGGCGGCGAAGCGTCACCTTCTCCAATAGAAAGCATGGCGTCATAATGGTTGAGGTGGATTGTGGCGTCCATCACTGCCTGCCTTTTCCCATGCTGGCAACGAGGATGCGGTTGGCAACGAGAGCTATTTGACTGCGCTCATCGTCGCCCACTTTATAGGTAAGCGCGTCAGCGATCCGCCCCATCGCCGCCGCCGTGCGCTCCTGAGCAATCGCCTGCCGCAAAGCAGACAACGTTACCGCGAGAGCAAAAGCGTGCTCCTCGTCTTCATCCGTGCTGCACATGAGGAGCCGGGCAATCCGCTCCTCCAAACGCTCAAGAACCTCTTTGTCGGTTTTCATCGCTCTTACTCCTTTCCCGTCCGCCCGACCGGACGGGGGTTGTGTTTGCGCCGTCGGGTGCGCTGGTCGCCTGCTTTCTGCGCCCCCACCTGCTCCCCATCGTTGGGATCGGGAGCAGAGGGGGGAGCGGGAGCCTCTACCGCAATCTCACCGTGACAAAGTGCAGCACCGGCTCCCCCGCCGACGTGCGCTCCTGAGCGCCGTTGCGCAAGTCAGTGAACGCGCCAGCCGAGCCGTCAGGAAAAATGTAAGCGGAGAATTCTTCCGACCACTCTCCTCCGAACCGCGCAAGGACCTCATCACCACCACCGTTTTCCTTCACTTCCCGCGCCGCGCCAGCCGCCATGTTGCTCATTTCTCAATTCTCCTTTTTGATTAAGTTTCCCGACCGCCTGCGCTCTGCGGTCGGCTTCCGCTCCCTCGTTTGCTCCCATCCCCGGCTAGGGGGCAAACGAGGGGGAGCAAGCCCCCCCCCCGCCCTCCCCATCTTACCTTTTCACCTCCACCCACTTTAATTCTTTGTATCCGATGCCATCCTCTTGGACGGCCTCAAACCTGCCTGCGGGGAAAGTCGCCCGGACGACCGGGCAGGCGTACCCCCCCACAATCCTCGTTCCCACAACCCGTATTCTCTTGGCCCCATCCGATCGGAGGGACTCTACCAAGCCTTGGTACAATTCCTGATCCTTCATTTCCCTTCTCCTTTTTTGGTTTCCGTCCGGGTTCTTGCTCCTGAGCCGGTCGGTTTTCTTTCTCTCTATGATTCAATTATAGCATCTATTCTATATCGTGCCGTTACGGAAAAATTACAATTGCGTTACGGACTGTAACACAAGCTTAGCACGGATGTTTGGGGGAACTTTGTCACTTTCGACCGCTCGCCGCCAGGTTCCGCGCCAGGATTGCGGGGAGCGGGGTGGGAGCAGGACGCCCGCGCCAGGTCGCCGATCTGCGCCAGGTAGCACCCCGACCGCCGAATTGGGACTTGACACGTCCATGATTTTCGAGTACAATTAGGACAACTCTCGAATGGAGGTTTCAAATGCCCGATTTTCAGTATTGGCTCAAGCGCGTTGCCAGCGTCGTCTTGCAGGTCGTCGTCGACGTCGCCCTCGTCGTCGTTGTCGCCGCGCTCATGGTGAAAGAGGCGGGCCAGCCAGCCGGTCTTCTGGACGTGCTGAAGCTCGTCGCTGGCTCCGGCCTCAGCGCCGCCGTTATCTCTACGATCCTCACGCGCCTGGAATGGTTCCAGGCCCTCACTGGCGACAACAAGCACCTGGTCGTGTCCCTATTCGCCCTCGGCTTGCCCATCCTGGCCCAAACCATGATTGCCATCATTCCCCCCAACGCCTGGCCGGTCATCGAATCGTACTGGCCCTACGTGTTATCCTCGGCGTCTTTCTACCTCGGCGGGACGGCGTGGTACAAGCTGGTCATGCAGCGCGGTCCCACCATCATCGCTAAATGACCACCGACACCGCCCCCCTCAGCGCCAACCTGCGCGACCTACGGGACGCGCAATTGGCCGTTGCGAAAGAACTGGCCCTGGCCGCTGAGAAGGCCGCACGGATGGAGGCGGGTGTGCCTGTGGGACGCCATCCAACCTACTGGGGGTGGGAGGTTCCTGGCGGGCGGCAGGGCTGGCCCTCCCCCTGGGCCAACGACCGCTACACCCGGGGACCAGGGAGCACGACGGCAGCGACGTGGGGGTTGAACGGTTGTCTGGCGATGGATTACTGGGCATGGGCGGCGTATCACGGCTACACCGGGACGCCGCCGGAATGGGTTGCGATCATGAACGCCGCCGGAGTGTTCCGGGGAAATTTTATGTCTTTCGTCTCGCGCCTAGAGCCATATCTGCGCGAACGGGGTGAGACCGCGATGGCATACGCCTTCCACTGCCGGTTCGTCAAGGTGTCGGGAAGTAACCGATTCCCGGAGTGGCGGAACACGTCCGCCGACCTGGACTTGATTCGCCGGGAGTTGTCCGCCGGCCCATTGATCATCTGCATCCCCCTGGGCAGCGCCTACCACTGGTTGCTGGCTACTGAGTACGTCCCCGACCCGACCGGCGGCCCCTACGATGATTTGCGCGTGATGGACCCCCTCTTCGGCGGAATCACGAGCCTGCGTTGCACTTACGACCGAAACAAGCGCATGGCGGCGGGTGGGCAGAGTTACGTGCAGTGGAAGTTGGTAGGCGCTCACCTGCTTGGCCCTGAGCCGCCCGCGTTGGCGGATGGGGGCGCGGCGTGAACATTGACCCCGTTTCCTTGATAGTCGCGCTCGGTAGCCTCGTCGGGGTAATATCTTCTGCTGTATACTACAAGGCGCAGGCGAGGGCGGCTATTCTGCAAGCGAAAGCGGCAATGCGAGATGCCGATAGCAGGGCGGAAGCGGCGATTAGAGATTCCGAGAGCAAGGCAACGAAGGCGCTCCTGGACGTAAACGGGGAATTGCGTGCAGAGATTAGCCGCCTGGGAAGCGACGTTAGAGAACTGCGGCAAGAGATCGTGGAATTGCGGTCAATTTTGCACCGCAATGGGATTGACCCGAAGACCGGGCAAGTAACGACGTGCGCACAACAACTAGGACTATGAAACGAATCAGTCAAACATGGCTCATTGCTTTGAGCGCGGCTGCCGGACTGCTGGCGCACGAGGTATTTTGCAGACTGGTCAAGCCGCATCTGAAAGACCCGGCCTTGTACCGGTCGGCGACCGGCGTGCTCGTGGCTTTGCCATTTGTGGAGGCGCACGCGGCGCACGGCGTCCCGGCGGTCGGGTCGGCCTTCCTGTCGTTTGCCGGGGTGGGGGTGGGGGCGGCTGTTGGAACACTGCTCGACCAGGCTTTGGAAAGGTGGACGGTAAAACGACATGCCGGGGTAGCTCAGTGGTAGAGCAACGGGCACGCGCCCATCAAAACGAGACCAGTGAGGCGGCTGCGCAGACCGTCGTGATCGCCGCGCCTTTCAGGGGTGGGGAATGAGCGCGTGCAAAACGTGTGGCGGCAGCGGAAAAATAACCTGCGCCGGTTGCGATGGTGCGCCTATCTCCAACTGTGCGGGGTGTCGCGGCATGGGGTATATTTGGTGCCCCGTTTGTCAAAAAGAAAAGAGCGCGGCGGAGGCGCGTCGCCGTGAGATGGTTTGGAGAGCGATGCGGGAAAATACGCGGGAGGGGTAGGTGGGACCTGAGAGCGAACTAAAGGCGCAGGTCAAGGCCATTTTCACGGACGCCGGTTGGGAAGTCTTTGACCTGAGCACCGACCGCAAAGAGCGTAAGCAGCACGCCGGCATAACCGACCTGATTATCGTCCGCAACAACGTGACCGTCTTTGTGGAGACGAAAGCGCCGGGGGAACGGCTGCGGGATAGCCAGGTCAGGTTTTGGGAGAGGATACACCCGCACTTGGGACCTAACGTCGGCCATGCGGTCATTGACAACGTGCTGGCGGCAAGGGCGCTTGTTGAAGAGTACGGGGGTTGAAATGTGCAAGAAGGGGAGCAAGAAAAAGCGGTAGGCCCAGTCCTACCGCTAATACCCAGTGAGGAGTACACGAGCCTGTGTACTACCCCAAACCTTATCCCCAAACGAACTCCGCTATCCCTCAGTCGGGATTCACAACTTGATCAAATCCTCACGAATCCGCCAAAGTCCCAGTTGCCCTTTGCAGGGGTAGAACTCGCAGGGACGCGGATTCGCCAGCACCCACCCGTAAGGCCCCAAGAACCAAGAGCCATCGAGGGGGTCGGGTAGCGCCGCGTCATCCGTCTCAAAGTTGCTGCCAGGCTCCCCCACTTCCCAAACCACCCCCACCAGGTCAACAACCCCGATTATCCCACCCCTGAGGAGCGACTTGGGAAAAGCCGCGCCGATCTTTGCGCAGAACTCGCGCTCCGCTTGCTCCGCGTCCGGGTAGTATCCAGCCGCCGCGTGAATCACCAGCGGTCCCCGGTGCAATGTCCGCCGGGAACGGTTCTCGATGTTCTTGACGCCGGCCATGATCAAGCTGGCCCAGGGTTGCCGGACGGTCAAAACTTTGATCTCGTTGCTCATTGCGCTGTACCCCCTACGTTTCCCGCTTTGAAGGGCCTCGCACCCCCTCGCGTCCTCGCTGTCTTGCCCAACGCGCTGTACAAATCGCCGTCCGGCTTCGATGCCGGACCCCCACTTGGCTTATTAGCGGTTGTGGGGGAACCCATCGGCGAGGAACAGGTGGGGAGGCCGAAGCCTACCATCCAGCATTGATTTGCAGGCGGGCATACTCCCGGCCCGCTTCTGATCGCGCCCAGTCATACCGAGCGCGATCAACCGCCTCTTCCACCAAAATATCGCGGAAAGATGCATCATCCCCGCTTAAAGCGGCGTCGCAAGCAGCAGAATAACGCGCCTGGTCCCCGAAGCTGTGCCACTCTTCGGGGGAAGGGGGATTCTCACCTCTCAGGATAGAATAGCGGATCAGATGCCCGTTCTCATCCCGCTCGAACGGGGCCGCCGTACCCAGCGAATGCGCGCAGAAAGCTCCCAGCGCATCGCTGAAAACATACCCGAACGTACCAGGGTGCTGACCACCTTCCGCGTCGAGCCAGGTGGCGTAACTCTGTTGAAGAGCAGCGTATTCGGCTGCCCTATCCGAAAGATACTCTCTGAATCCCATTTCAATTCTCCTTTTGGTCTTGTTTTCCGCCGCCTACTTGCGCTGCGGTCGGCTTCCACTCCCTCGTTTGCCCCCCCCCCTTTTTTTTAGAGGAGCAAACGAGGGGGAGCAAGCCCCCTCCCGATCCTTACCAGGTCGCTTGATCTTCAATGTCCATATCGGTGCGTGGTGTTGTCCGGTGCGCCTGCGCTTGACCGTCCAATTCCTCCTCGTCCATGTGCGCGGTCTCTTTCCACGCTTTCCGCGCCTCTCGCTCTTGCGCAAGCTTTGCTTCCAGATTGCGCTTGTACTCCGCCGACCACTCTGCGCGTTTCCCCGCGCCGAGCTTCGCCGCGCTCCGCATCGCTTGGTGCATCGCGTCGCCGGTCAATCCGTCCTTCCGCGCTTGCGCTACCGCTTCCATCACGAAACCGTAGACGCCGCGCTTGTTTGCGTCTGCCATGATCGTATTGCACTCTGCGCAATTCTTTGCGCGCTTGTTTTGGAGTTCCGTTCCGCAAAATTGACACTTGTTCATTTTCAAATCTCCTTTTCGGTTTCTGTTTCCGTCCGGGTTCGCGCTCGTTCGCCGGTCGGTTTTCTTTCTCTCTATGATTCAATTATAGCATCTATTCTATATCGTGCCGTTACGGAAAAATTA